GCCGCAGCACGTGGACAAATCCCTTCTCCCAAGCCTCCCCAAGCCAAAGCCGCGCAAAAAGTAAAGACTCCTGCATCTATCGCAGATCAGGCACGTCCCTGGAAGATGCGGTCGCCTGAGCGCTTACAGTTCTTGAACATTTTTTGAGCATCGGCTGTCCGGAAGAGTATTTCGTCGAGCGGTCAATATCCACGTCGCGGAAGGTCGCATGACACCTGGGACTGATTCCATTCCCAAAGAAAACCGGCCCGCGCTCTCTGCTGAAGAAATTGGAGAGCTTTTGGGAAAGTCACGCCAGGCCGTAGACAAGAAGGCAAAGAAATATGCTTGGCCCGTAGTATGGGATGGAAAGGCGAAGTTGTTTCGGATCGAGGACCTTCCCCCCGACGTCCGTCAGATGATCGCCGTCAAGGAATGTCCCTACACTCCGGCCCCTATCACCCCAGAGCAGCAGGCTGGACTTGCTGCCGTCATGACGCTTTCGGGCAAAAGGCGGTCCCGCGCCGAAGCACGGGCCTGTGTGGTGAACCTGTACCGATCCTTCGCCGCGCGCGCTGGCATGGCCGACACACCGTGTAGGCAGGCCTTCGCGGTCAGATGGGCGGCCGGTGAGATCGAGGCGGATCCGGACGTGCGGGCGGCCCTACCCAGATTTAGTCCTAACTCACTGAAGAACTGGGTAGACTCCATACAGAAAAAGGGTGCAAGCGCCCTGGGTGGAGTCTATGGGAAGCACCGCAAGGGGACGGGGATCATCGATTCCAACCCCGAGATGCGCGAGACGGTGTTGGGCATGATCCACGACTATCCGCACGCCTCCGTGCAGCTCATCCGAGAGCGCCTTGAGTCCATTTTCACGAAGCGAGGGGTGCATATCCCGTCGATGCGTCGTCTGCGGGCCTGGGTGTCGGCATGGAAGGCTGAAAACAGCCATGGTTGGGAGTTCATCAAGGCCCCGGACACATATCGCTCACGTTTCCTGGCCTCGGTGGGTAACGCCTACGAACTGGTCACGCGTCAGAATCAACGATGGGAGTACGACGGAACTCCGGCCGACCTACTACTGAATGATGGCAAGCGCTACACCATCGTGGGCGTGGTCAACATCTACGATCGCAAGGCTAAGCTCGATGTCGTGGAACGCTCAACGGCCACGGCCGTGGCGAACCTGACGCGGCGCGCCTTGCTCGACTGGGGCGTGCCCGAGATGGCCGTGACTGATAACGGCAAGGATTTTGTAGCCCTTTACTTGCAACAGGTCTTCGCGTCTCTAAGTATCAATCACGAAATCCTGCCCCCGTTCCGCCCGGATCTGAAACCGGGTATCGAGCGTTTTTTTCGTACCTTTTCCCACCACATGCTGACGCTCCTGCCCGGATATGTCGGGCACAACGTCGTCGAGCGGCAAGCAATCCGCGAGCGCGAAACATTCGCTAAGCGCCTGATGAACAGGAAAAAACCCCAAGAAATCCCCATGGCTGTTGATCCCGAAAGTCTTCAGCGCTTCTGTGACCAGTGGTGCGACGATGTGTACGCGCACAAGGAGCACAGCGGCCTGAATGGTCGAACCCCCTTCGAAGTGGCCTGTGACTGGATCGCGCCAGTGAATCGCATCGAAGAAATTCGCGCCCTGGACCTTCTTCTGACTCCACTGCCCACCCAGCAGGGCAGGCGGACCGTGAGCAAGAAGGGTGTCAAGACCCCGGACGGCCAGTACGCTGCACCTGAACTGGGCGGAATGATTGGATCCAGGGTGCAGGTACGCGTGGACCCGAATGACACATCGTCCGCCTACATCTTTAATGAAGCCGGAAAGTTTGTGTGCCGGGCCGCCGAAGTCTCGGGCATTTCATCCCAGGAGCGCCGCGATTTGGCCGTAGCAACCCGTCGCGCAGGCCAGACCCAAGCAAAGGCCGTTGAGCGGGAGTTGCGCGGCATGGCCAAGCGCACCGGTGCTGCCCAAGCCGCCGGAGAGATCATGGCTTTTTATTCAGAGCGAGCCGAACACATCCGTCAGACTTCCGGGGCCGTTAGCCAGCGCTCTATTGTTCATACCACGCCTGAACTTGAGGCCGCCGCCGAGGCCGCCAACGCCCATATCCCAGCCGTGGCCGTGACTGAGCAGGCCCGGGAGATCGTTCCTGGCTTCAAACTCCCAGCGACTCCCCGGGAGAGATATCTCCTATTTTTGGAACTCAAAGACAGAGAGGATCTGAGCGAAGCTCAGGCCAAATGGGTGCGTAAATACCCGGACAGTCAAGATTACGCCTTGTCCTCCGACATACACAGGGCGTTCGCCGTAAACGGATAAAATTTCTGAATTTGACCAGGCCCGAGAGGCCCTTAACCACAACCTTCAAGGAGTGCCTGTCATGTCCGCAATTTCTTGTCTCGGTCCCGGAGTCGCGTCGCTGGAGAACGTTTACGCATGCCTTTACACTTTGAAGCGAGCGATAAACCGCCCGAGTCACCTGCCCGGGATCGTGTGTTTCTATGGCCCGTCCGGCTATGGCAAGTCCACTGCCGCCACGGTGGCCATGATCCAAACGGATGCCGTTTACGTGCAGGCCCGCAGCAGTTGGACCCGCAAGGCCGCCCACCAGGCTATTTTGAAGGGCCTGGGCGTGATCCCGGCCAAGACCGTAGCTGAGATGTCCGACCAGATTGCGGAAGAGCTATCCCTGTCCAAGCGCCCGCTCATCGTGGATGAGGCGGACTACCTGGTGGAACGCGGAACGATCGAGATCATCCGAGACCTATATGAGGCCAGTCAGACCCCGGTGATGCTGATCGGCGAAGAGGGCCTTCCCGGGAAGCTGAAGCGGTGGGAGCGCTTCCACGGCCGCGTGCTGGATTGGGCACCCGCCCAGCCCGCAAGCCTTAAAGATTGTAAGGCTCTGGCCGAGTTGCACGCCGCCAAGGTGCGGATTGCGGACGACCTACTGGACAAGGTCCACTCCGTGGCCGGGGGGTCTGTGCGGCGGATCTGTGTCAACATCTCCAGGATTGAAGAGCAGGCCCAGGTGGAGGGCCGTGACGTGATGGATCTGGCCGCGTGGGGTTCCCGTGAACTCTACACGGGAGAGGCCCCGAGCCGCCGGAGGATCGCATGAGCCAGACGCCCGCAAGGCATTGCTCCCCGGCGGGAGTGCTGACCGACCGGGAACGGTTGTGGACGGCGATGCGTGAGCTGCGTGTGTTTACGATAAGCGACCTGTGCCGCGCCGTAAACATCGGCAAGGACCGCGACGCCACCGTCTCGGAAAGCAAGGCTAAGGATTATCTCCGTGGCCTGGTCCTGGCCGGGATCGTGAGTAAGGCACCGTTAGTTCGGTTCGAACCAACGCGTTTCGAACTGATCAATGATACCGGCGTACGCGCCCCGCGCGTGCGCAGGGATGGAACCATCCTATTCGAATCTGGTCGCAACCGGATGTGGAAGGCAATGCGGGTCCTGGGCGAATTCTCCCCCAGGGAACTCATGCATGCGGCCAGCCTCCCCGCATCCGGGATCTCTTTCTCCGAGGCCAAGGGCTACTGCTATTGGCTGGCCCGTGGTGGCTACCTTGTCCAGTCAGGGAACCGCTTTCGCTTCATTCGCTCCCGCTTCACCGGGAGCAAGGCCCCGCAGATCCTGAGGTTGAAACAGCTCTTCGACCCGAACACGGGCAAAGTTGTTTACTCCTCTGATCCGGATGGCAGGGACGACCAGTGAAGCAGTTCAGCGCAAAGGCCTTGGCTCATTCGGGATGGGGCGAAGTGCTGCCGGAGTGGGTGGAGACGCTTGCCAAGGCCTGCGACAGATCCAGTATGCGCACAGTGGCCGCCTCTCTTGGCGTTTCCCCAGCCCTTGTCTCTTTGGCGGTACGCAATGCTCACCATGCCCGCCTGGACTTCATCCAGGGGCGTGTTGAGGCAGTCCTGAGCGACGTCGAATGTCCTGTCCTGGGCCACATAAGCGCCGAACGCTGCCGCCACAATCAGAACCAACCTTTTTTATCAATCAACCCACTGGTGGTTAGGCTGTATCGGGCCTGTCACGGTGAATGCCCCCACGGAGGATGCAAAAATGGTCAGTGACAAAATCAGAACGAATTCTGCGGCGCTGAACGTGCTCATGGGCCAGGTGTCTCAGGAGCAGGCGGAGCTGCTTCGAATTGACCATGCCAACCTGGTGGCGGCTGCGGAGGATGTGGAAGAGCTGGAGAGGACCCTTGTGGTCCCGCAGCCTATAGGTCCAGCAACAACCTACTTGTCCACGCTGAGGGTGGCAGTTTGACCCGTTGGTCCCGAGTGGCGGCGAGAATTCTCGCCGTCACGATCGGGCCAGCAGGTGGCATCGCCGTCGAATGCGCAGCACGTTGGCGCATGCGCCACGGAAGTACCTAAATAAGACGCTCTGTAAACGGCCCGTAAACGGGCTAGATTCGATCGGAGAGAAAAGCCGGGATAATGATCGGGCCACGATCAAAAACGCCTTAGAATTGAAATTTGGACGTCGCAAGCGTTGCGGTCAGTGCGCGGTGAGTAAATGAGCGCAAAATTTGAAATCTTGGTTAAGTAATAAACTATATTGAAACTTTAGTATTGCACTCAAATCGCGAGGCACAGTCATGAATAGTAAAAATCAATTCAAAGTTATAGATTTGACTGTTTATCTTGCCAGTAACAAACAGGTAGAGAAGAAAAAAACTGACAAAAATAAGGATAATTTTGTCAATAAAAAAATAAGTCTACAGAGAAGACAATTGATTGCAAAAGTTAAAATTGCTCAAAAACAGCTTGGAATAAACGATGCGGACTATCGCGTGCTGCTTGATGTGAATTTTGGCGTTTCTTCATGCACAGCGCTTGATGACCAGGGGCTTGTCCGGCTCGTTTCCTTTCTGCGCTCCAAAGGTTGGGCAGATCGATCCGTCCATGTTCTGGACCGCCATGGTCGCCCAATGACCCTTACGTGCGGAAGGGACCATCCGACAGTGCCCATTATGAGAAAGATAGAGGCGCTCTTGAGCGAACTCGGGAGGGCCAAGGGGCGGTATGTTCCATGGGACTATGCCGCGTCGATCTTGAAGCGCCAGACCGGTTGCAACTGCCTGGACGCCACGGACGTTCAGGCCCTGGGCAACGTGGTGGCGGCACTGAATAACACGCTCAAATCAGCCCGGAGGAAAACCGAATGCAAGACCAAGTAGTGCCCGGACTTGACCAGGTCGATGCGGATCCCGACAGCCTTCGCATTTGCAAAGTATGCTTGGAAGAAAAGCCCTTTTCTGAATTTCGCGAGGGATATTCAGGAAGGATTAAATCAGTCTGTAGTGAATGCGAAAATATCTTAAGAATCACTCATGAATTGGGCGGTATTAGGCGTTGCACCACATGCGGAAGGCCCACGGCAAACTACAGATGCGGCAAGTGTTGGGCAATAATAAGAGGTGATGTAACAGATTTTCGCAGGCTTGACCCTAACTATTTACCGTAACGCTGCCAGATACAAGAATCAAAATTTCTAGATATTACCACGGCTCAGGCCAATGAAGGAGAATTACGACTATGGGCAATTTCGACATCGTTCAGCCGCTGAATCAGCCCGGAGATCATCCGGCGGACATCATGGCTAAAATTTCGCACGTTTCAGCCTTTCTCTGCACGATGGTCGACGGCGACCACGTGAAGCCGGACGGCGCGCTTGCCCTGCATCCGGACGCCGTATCTGGCTTGGCCCACATCCTTGGCTTTATCCATTCTGCCTCGGCTGCTGCGGCAGCCGCCACTACCGAGGAACTGGGACGAAACCTGGTGGCTCCAAGGGCGCAAAACGAATTGAACATCAACGGCGGCGAACCCATGAAGAAGGCGTGCTGATGGACGGCTTTAAAAACGCCTCTGGGCATCTTGTGCATGACTTCCTGTCTCATGGTGCTCCTGGCCGCCGTGCATCGCGATTCCTCGCCCAGAATTCATTAGGGAATGCCCCTTTTTTCTGCATGGAGCGCACAGGCTCTTGCAGCACGTTGAAAAGCAATATCGCCGGTCGGCTGGAACATGATTTATCTCTGCATAAAGCGCCTCACCTCCCGGCCAAGAAGGACGAATGCGGGCAGTCTTTTGCGCATATAGCGCATGGAAAGCCCTATCTTCGTACCGCTGTGGATACCCGCCAATCGGGAAGCAGCCAAGTATCTCGGCTCTCTGTATTTGCACTACTTTGCACTACTCGGCCGGTCCATAAAAGGTATGCCTTCGGTGGCCATAGATCAACAGCCACGGGCCGCCCCTGCTGGCGTCGTAATTCAGGCCCTGTGAACTCAACCCCACAACTCAACCCTTCAACCGCATTGGATCGGGCCACGTCCCAGACCAGTGAATGAGGACCACGACCATGGGCAATCCAGCAGCTCTTGAACCTCTGTTTTCCTCCGGAGATCATCCGGCGGACATCATGATCCGCGTTTCACACGTAGCGGCCTTTCTGACGACCACCCTTGATGGCGAGCATGTGAAGCCGGACGGAATAATGACCCTGCATCCTGAAGCCATTTCCGGCTTGGCCCACATCATGGGTTTCATTCAGGCAGCAGCTGATCATGCCAGCACTATTTCCGGAGAGTGAGGTAAAACATGGGGAGCCAAGAGCCAAAATCGAAGGCGGAACTGCTCGACAATTTCACATTGACGCCGGTCGAATTGGTCAAGCGCAGGCACACATTGAACGTCAGGGAAACGGCGTACTGCCTGAATGTATCCATGCGCACGGTCTGGTCATGGGTGGCTGAGGGCAAGCTGGTGGCGCTCAAGGACAAGCCGGTCCGGGTCAGGGCCACGGACGTTGCCCGAATGATGAACGACTTTGACGAATAGCTTGACCAAGAAAAAGCCCTGAACTGAGCGAAACAGTCCAGGGCAAGGCCTGAGGATATCTCCAAAGAAGGAACAGGTGAACACGTGGATAAAGAGAAACTCATTCAACATCCAGTCTTGCAAGCCACGACAACGGCGGACAATCCTGATCATACTCCTCCCCGATTGCGTTTGACCGTAAACGAAAAAATATTTCCCGGGGAGGTGGATCAAGCGCACGTCTACGCCGCAGGGGCCTTACTACAGCCGCAGATTCGGATCAGGTGGACAGACTTCACCTACCCCATGGGCGGGGCCGAACACTATCAGGAAATGCTTGTGGCCCTAACACAGGACCAGGCACGGAATGACCTGATTGCCGGTGACGTTAAGAACGAACTGAACAGAAGGGCCGGAGCATGTCTGGTGGTCTCGGACAGGATTGCCCATCTGGAGATCCTGGGGGACGCTCTGGTGAGTCACGGATTGGAAATGATCCTGCTGGCCGGGAGGACGCCACTGGCTCAACGTGAGGCCATTGTGGGGCGAGTCCAGGCGGGAGAAGTAAGGATTTTGGGAAGCACGGTTCAACTGATCGGCGAAGGCTTTGACTGCCCTGGCCTTTCGTCTCTGTTCCTGACCACGCCTATCAAGTTACAGGGCAGGCTTCTCCAGGCGGCGGGAAAGATCCTCCGACCCCAGACCGGGAAGGTTCCCATTTTCTACGACTACAAAGATCCCATCGACATACTCATGGCCGCTTCCAGGGCCAGGGTGGAAGCGTACGGGCGATACACCCGCAAAGTATTTGGGAAAAAAAGGCACTCTCTTCATGCTTGGCCCATAACCAAGCAAACAACTGACACCGCAACTTCAACCATCAACATACGGAGGAACGACAATGGCATACGCAACAATGGGCCTTCCCGAAGAGGAGAGGCTACGCATAGAGGCGGACCCTCTGTTTGCCAGAATACGCCGAGAGGAACTAGCTGAGCGAGCCCGGCTTGAGGCGTTTATCAAGAGTGCCACGGACAAGATCAACGCGGCGGTCTCTGATCCATTCGCCGAGGCCAAAAAAGATGTCCAAGCCAAGGCGGAAAAGCTGCAGGCGCTGGAGGCGAAACTTGGAGAGCTCCCGAAGGAAATCGAGAAGCTCAATGCCGAAGCGGAGCGCCTCAACGCCGAACTCGAACCAGCGATTGAAAGCGGCACCAGCCTGACCAAATTGACCAAAGACCTTTCCACCATCAGGGCCAAGAAAGAAGAAGTCGAGGTTATGCAGGAAGTCTTGGCCACCAAACTCATTCCGAAGGCGGAAACAACTCTTGCGGGTGCGAAAAAGGCGCTTGAGGACATGGTCGTTGAAATCGTCGGCACCATACTGGAGGATAAACGGCTTGAAACAATGAACACTGTCCAGAGCATTAATGACGAGTTGAAGGGGTTCCGATTCGCCGTAAACGACACCTGTGAACGGCTTGGGCTGGTCCTTCATTCGCGACTCAACATTATTGGCTTCAGTATCGGACGGAAGTAGACACCGTATCCGTGAATTTACCAAAGGGCCGTTTCCGAAAGGAGTCGGCCCTTTGATCTATAAACGAGAGTTTTCGACACTGGCCCGAACAAAAAAAACCGCCCTCGGGATGGACTAGTCCAGAGGGCGGTTCAAACAAGAAGAACTGCTGGTGATCAAGTGAATAAGCAAAATTCATCGCGAGAGATAGACCCTCAATCCACGCCAATGGAAGACAAAGCCGAATCCGAACGGCCAAACTACAGCCATCCCGCCGCCGATCAACGCCCGGCCTTCAAAACAGCGCTGGGTTACGTCTTTTGGGACATCCACAGTGGCAAATACCCCGACCGGCTAGTCCCGCATGCCGACGCGGCAGAGATCGCGCGGCTCAAAGTCTCCACTCTCACGACGATGCGCAGCCGCAAGGCCGGGCCGCCCTACGTCCGGATCTTCGGCACTCCTTACTATGACCTGGTGGATCTGATCCAATGGATTGAAGAGAAAATGGAGTTCTCCCGAATATGAAAGGTGCCGACGCCACGAACCCCCGGATCCTCCTGCGCGTGTGAGCGCTGGCGTACAATCGTCTCTCAAATTTTCCGCTTTTTGATCGTCAACGACGTTTGACCTCTCGCGATGAGAGACAAACAGAACTGCCAGAGGAGGCCGCGTGAGCAATCACAAAACCATGGGCCGCTGCAAATGCGGCCAAGAGTTCTTCATCGAGCGCGGATGCCGCAAAGTCTGTCGTACGGACGGAAAGCGCGTCTATCCTGCGGATAAGCCGGACAATGGATGGGACACGTTCCGGTGTCCGAAGTGCTTTGAAGTTGTAGCAGAAACGGTGCCTGGAGCCGAATACGAGGTAAATCATGCCTAGGCAGGATGTCGAACTCCAGCACATCATCCGCAGCATCCGGGAGATGTTCGAGTTTGCCGGCCATAGTTCCCTGGCCGAGCAGATGGCGCAGCTTGAACTCCAAGTGAAGCTGATGGCCGAGGACAATGCCTCCCTCAGCGCCCGCGTGCTGGCGTGGGAGCGGTTGGCCTCGACGCCGATAGTCGTCGATAAGGTCCCGTCGTCAGCGAACAACGAGCCCGTGGGCGCGTCGCTTTTGACTAGGAAGCAACGCGAAGTGTTGACCGCCAGGCTGGCGTTTGTTCGCGAAATCGAGCGACTGGCGGCCACAGGGATAGCCAAGACAGCAATCAGGAACAACCTGGTTGAGGCGTCGCAACGTGGCGGCCTGGCACCGCATCTTGCGCTGGTGGTGGACATGGCAAATGATCGGTCTGGCGGCGGTAAGCGAGGGCTGTCCAGCAGCAGTTTGCAACGTTGGTGCTTAGCCTTCGCCAAGGGCGGCGAGGCCGCGCTGGCCCCAGCTAGGCCGGGCCCCGACCTTACCGTACCCGCGTGGGCTCCTGAGCTTCTGGCCGCGTACCGGCGGCCAAGCAAGCCAACCCTGACGGACGCATACCGCCAGGTGTTCGGGCCGCCACACAGGCCAAAGCCGGGGGCTCCAAGTATCTATGCAGTGCGGCGATTCGTGAAGAAACTTTCCACCCTGGCCAGGGCGCGTGGGCGAAAAATTGAGGAGTCCTGACCATGCCCGGATGGCCAGAGTGAGGTTAGTTTACAAATTCAAAATTAAGCGGCTTGTGGGCCAAAATTAAGCGCCCTGTAAGCGCGCGCGCTGTTTGGCGTAAATTTGCGCGCTGTTTGGCGCAGAGAGAAATGCGCTGCGGCCCGAACACGTCGCGCCAAATAGTCCGCAACAGCCCCTCCCAAAAACCGCGTAAAAATACCGAATTCACACCCCTTGTCTAACGCCCCCAATTATCCAACATTCAAAAAGATCTCTGTCTGACAATATTTCTTGCTGACCAGGCGTTCAATCCATGCTAGGCGCGCGAAAAATAATAGGAGACGGCAGTGAACTTGATTAAGGCCTTTATCGCGCTGGCAGTGACATCCTGCTCTGGAACTTGTGTCTGGAAAACTCACAAGCGACCAACAGCTTGCCCAAGGTGTATGGCGCATCAAGATCCATCTGCAGACAAGTGCTGCGTCTGTGGGCATCCGCTAAGGAGCAAAAAATGAGAAAAATCATCCTCCTCGCTTTAATCCTTGCCTCAACCAGCGCCAACGCTGGCTGGAAGATGTACGCGCCTGGCCAGAAAGACCCCATAGTGTCCTCCGTCGACGACCCGAACGCACCCAAGCCACTTGTCGAAGTCATCGAAACTCCAGTGGCCAGACCCACAACTCCGCAAAAACACGTCGAGCCCGAAGACAATTTTGATCTGAGTGGCATAGAGTGGCGCAGGTCGCGCGGGCTCTATTCTGGGCGTGGCGCCGAGGAGATGACCAAGAAGTTTGGATACAGGGCCGGGACATACCGCCTTGAATATGAGTACAAAGCCAAGGGTCACTTTGCGATCTGGATGTACACCAGGCGCGGCATGAGCGAGTTGCTCGTCAATCGCATCGGGAAAGCCGACACGCAGACCACCGTCGTTCTGCCAAAGGATGACGAGGTCTGGTTTGAGATCCATTCGAGCACTGGAAACTGGCAATTCACCTTCGAAAAGATCCGCTAGACAGCCACATACCGCACCCGTGGCGCACTCCCAGACGCGCCGCCGATGATCTGCGCGCTCGACAAATTGCCGGCGGGTATCGCCACGGACACCATCTGCCCTACGGCGTAGGGAGTCGACGTCGAGACAAGCACGGCCAGATCCGGTCGGATACGCACAGAGACAGAGCCGACGCCGACCTTGATCACGGGGCCGGTAACGATCTCGGGTACGGGACGACGGGGTAGGATGTCAGAGGGGTTGATAGGCATAATATCACATTATTCCGAGGGAAACTGGAGTTGCGGAACAGTAAATGCGTCATCGTATCTTGCTATTCCCTGTGTGACGCGCAAATCATCAATATAACCATTAAGATACGTCCTTGAGCAAACCGTATAGTGCGCGCTAAAATCAACACCAACCTGGACAGGCTCTCGCGTTGAATAGTAGAGAGCGCCTGTAATCCCGCCCAACGTCCCAGCAACCTGACCATCAATAAATAAATATAAAGTGCTTGCCTTTCTTACGAATGCCACATGACACCAAGAGGCAACAGGAACCATCAGTGTGGTCTGAAACTGGCCTGCAGCAGTTGTCCCATTATACGAAACAAGAACAGATAGTTTACGGGTGCTTTCAACTCGAAATCTAATACCATACCACGGAGAGTTTGAAAAGCTGGTGGAAAACAATGAGTAGTAACTCGATGGCGTATTATTGAGAAACAAATGCATCTCAATAGTAAAATCACCTGATCCAAAATCAAAACCGCTGTGTCTTGCGATTGCTAAATAAGAGGGACAAGTTCCGTCGAATTTTAGAGTATTCGAAAATTTAGATTGAACATCACTGATAGCAACATTTGTATACGCGGTCATACTCGCCCCCTTCTCATCCACGGTAGGCTTTGACCCAACAGCGCCGTCGAAATGAGAAAGGAATGCAACGTTATCCCAATACGGGTCGGTATCCACCACCACTGCCGATGTTACCGTCACTGTCAATGTCGCCATGGCCTCGCCAGTACCGTCGCTTGCATAATACGTTACGGAGGTATCGGCAGTCTCGGAGCTAGCCAGCAGTGCAAAATCCCCATCAGGATCAAAAATCCACGAACCGTCCGACGCAATCGTAAACGACCCACCGTTGTCACCATTGACTGCAGCGCCGACATTTGCTGCCAGCCCATTGACCGCAACAACCACGAGCCCTGCCGCGTCGTTGGTCAACACATTGCCGCTCGTTGCCGTATCCGAATCCGTCGTTCCAACATCATCCACAACGACCGGAGGCACAACCGGCTCAGGCTCGACAAAAGCATCCGGAGCAATCGCCACATGCCGCCGGATCACTGCCGGCTCACTCGTCCCGTCCGGAGTTCCTGTCCATGTGATTGACTCAGCCTGCCCAACCAACGGCACACCATCCACGGGCGCGCTCACGACAGCACCAAGGGTAGCGTTTAGGCCGAGCGGGCATGCCACTGCCATGTCGTCTCGGTAGTGCGCGGCCTCGTCTATCGCCGCCGTGGCGCGGGCCAGGGCCATATTTTCATCGCTGTAAACCGGATGTATCTCGTCGGGGAGATCGACGGCAGGGCCAATTCGGATCGCGCGTTGGCTCTCTGTTCCGGTCGTCGTTACGAGGAGATGCCAGCCGAGTTCCACGTCAACCATCCCCAAGTTCTGGCCAAATTGGGGGACCAGGACGCAAGGCTGTTCGGTGCCGGTCAAGGCAGCCCCGGAAGCAACCAAAGCCCCGTCATCTTTGTAGAGTATAACGGCGCAGGACGAGACGCCAGGAACAATAACAAGCAAGTATCCCACATTGGGGGATATATTCCACCCTGGAACCATCGCCGCATCATCCTGGGCCATAGCGTTTACGCGGCAAGCTCTGATCATAATGGCACCTCCTGTCCACAGTCTGTACAGGTGCACATGATTCTGTACCCCTGCTTGCCGAGTTTGCAGTTTGGACAAATGGGAGTTTTCGCCATTTCGTGGTGGCATGATGGGCACAGTACGGATGATAATGCCTCTCCTGGGGATGGTGTTGGCACTTGCCGCGCCGTGGCGCCCCTGGCCTTATCTTGTGCAGCCGCAAGGGCATCTGCCCTACGTTTGGCATGTATTTCTGGGAGCAGAGCCCAAGCCTTCCCATGAGACCTGAATATTTCACGCCCATCTGCGGTCAAGAGGTCATTTGGCCTCGCATCAACAACTTCGAGCCCGTTATCAAGCAACCATTGCCGAGCATCTGCCACGCGGCCAGCCTCCAAACGGGCACGCAGTATCCACGCATCTCGGCAGTCTGCGAAAGAAATGCCAGCCATCGTCATCGCCAATTTTTCTATCTTTGTGATCATGATTACACCGGCTCTATGTTATATCTGTCTGCGCATTGGTATGCGACATAATTATTAAACCAGCTGCCAAGAATACAATCCCACTGGCCGGCCTCAGTCCCGAGACTGTTACACTTATAATCTCTGTACGATCCAATTCGGTAACACCCACCACCAACAAGGACATAAGCCCCGACGCCCGGCCACGGGCCAGAGCCACAAGAAACTGCACCCGCGCAGGGGTCCTGATGAGAGTCGACAGTCATACTCGCCGCTGAATCACAAGGCCCTCCTGACCAAGAGGCCGTATACTCACCATCCGCGCCACTGGGCATAACTAGCACCGCCCCTTCAGCGTCACTCATCCCCATTACCAAAGTTCCGGTGTAGACGGCACCCGGCCCAAGGTTATGCGCAAAGTACGCCATCTCCCCGGGTTCAAGCCATGACGGACCGGTCACGACGCCCACAAATGCTTTGAGCGTAGATTCTACATTTATACTCCCACATACGCGGCCGCTGTAACTCACCGAAACAACGCCACCATTACACGCTCCATCCTTCATCTTTGCGATAAAGCCAACGTCGTATGCCATGTTTCTGACAAACAGCATGTCGCCACTTACAGCTACAGCGGCTCCAGCCATCCCAAGGCTTGGCACAAAAGAGCCTTCAGCCCCGGGATTAAGCGTCGATGGCCCGGAGAAGGTGCACGGAGGGAAATTGACTTCAGCTTCGCAACAAGAGTCATCAGTCTCGCCGTAACAGATTTTGATTCCAAAAGGCCCTTGTCCCCCGGTTGGCATCCGCAAGGTGTACCCGGCTGTGAAATCACGGGACACCAAAGCAAGATCGCCAGAAACCTCACCACTGTTGCCCTTGCCATCCACCCAAACACCAGTTTCGCCAGGGTTAAGTATCGTCGGGCCGGACAATCCGCATGGCGTACACTTCTGGCTCCTGGCCTCCGCGCACTTTGCCACGCAGGTTGAATAAAACTCTCCAGCCGTGGCCAGCGTCCCATTGCTTCGAAGCGCCGCGCAGATCTCGTCACACGAACAAAGCCCTGGGCAATCCTCGCCGGATCCGACCCCAGACACAGCGTCCCAATTGTCGGCTGTGATCGCGGGCGTGCGGCCCTGAATAGACACTGCGTCACACCCAAGGCCGGTCGGCTCCTCTTCGCCCTCCTCATCGTCATCAAGATCCGGCATGCCAACAGGATCATCCGGAGACGTCTCTTCGGGCGGAAGGGCCGGGTCTGTCGTCTGGTCTCGACAATCCCGGGCCGTGACTTTGATCGAAGCAATGCCGCCATCCTGGCTTCCGTCGTCGATCCGAGCGACAATGGTCGCTTCGCAATCTGGGAGGAGCGGCTGCGGGGCCCAGTATGAACAATACAGGATCGTCCCGGCCGGGAGGGGGCTGGTCAGTGTCACGACGTTCCCGGCAATGGCCCCGGTCAGATCCGGCGGGACGGAATACGTCGCAGACTGCGTGATGATGAGGATGTCGGTCGGCGTAAATGACAAGGTGACGGTGCTCCCGCCCTGGCCGTCATCGGCGCACGGGATGGCCTCCCGCACAACCGTATCACCGGCCCCGGCAGTCGGGATCCATGAGATTGCCGTGGTTCCGCCGCCTGGGTACGAAACAACGACCTCGGTGCCGGACAGGAGGTTTGTATCCATGTTGATTGTCTGGCCACTGTGGGATGCGTAAAGATTGTTTCCAGGGGCGGACTCCAAATAGACATTGATCGCCCCGGACGCAGGCACGGCCGACACGCGGATCTGCGTCACGCCGCCCCAGTTCGTGGTTCGCACGCGCTCGGTGATGGCGTTGGTGGTCAGCACTTTTTGGGATGACGACAGTGAACCGCAACCGGACAACGCGAACCTGATTTTACCGGACCCAGCGCCGCCGAACATGGTGGCCTTGGCTGTGATAGTGGCGCGCTCGCCAAGGCAGACTTGGGAAGGAACAGACTCAAGCGTCAGAGTCGACGCGCACGCGGTCGGGTTGCCCTGGTGCACCGTGCATTGACCTTGCGCCCCGGCAACACTTGCTAGGATCACTATGTCACCTGGAACGCGCCCGGCAGTCCAGGTGTTGATCGCGCCAAGGACTTCGTAGTCGATCAAGAGGGCCTGGTCGAAAAAGTCGAGCGGACTCAAAAATGTGATGACGCGCCCAGACACACTGCCCCGGCGGGTCTGGTACAGGTTCCGCTTGCGCCTTATATCGGAGTACGCATAGACGCCGATGACGGCCGCCGCCGGGAGGTCCAGATTCACGTGATAATAGTCGGTTGCCCGCTGCTCCTCGCCGATGATCTCCGCGTATCCCGTGACGCTCGACGGGGCCGCAAGAAACCCGGCCCCGGCAGTCCAGTTGATCAATGTCCCAGCAGCCACAAAATCACCATCAACCCCGAGCACGACGGCGATCAGCCGGACCTGGTCCTTGCCGTTTGCAGCCACGCATTCGTCCTCCGGGTACATGGGCACAACCTGGACGGACAGCCCGGCCACCGCGCCATCACCGCTCACAAGAATCCGGTTCCCAAAGTCCGGAACCTGGCGCTTGACGCTCTGCACATCGATTTGGTTGGCGACCAGCGTCACGTCCGGAGCCGGCAGATTACGGTACAGCCTGGGCGCGATCAGGAGCGACCCGTCGACCTGAGGCCAGCAGATCTGGCCCGACTTCTCGGCCAGGTCCTGGATGATCTGACTCGGGTACCAATCCGAGACCGCGTAGCAGTAAGCGCAGATCGGGAAATCGTTCTGCACTTGGATGGCCACACCGCACATAGCGCCAAGCTCTTCCAGTATTGCGGCGATCGTTGTCGCTGCTGGCCATTGGCGGCTTATTTTCGGGGCGAATGGCTTCATCAGCCGTGCGCCTTGGGTGCGCCCCCAGATGGTGGCCGTGCGGGCGCGAAGGTCCGGTGGCTGAGTGGTCTCTTCAAGGAAAAATGATCCACGGCTGACCCAAGAACCGGCGACAAGTGCGTCAGCAACGATTGACAGACCCTGCGGCACCCGGGGCAGGACAATCCCGTCCAAGACGGCGCGGTCCGCAATGGATACTTCGATCTCTCCGGAGACATTTTCCGCTTCGAATCTTGTCTCGACCAGGTCGACTTTCTGCGTGATGTCGACACCGTTCAGGATGACGCGCCAGGTCTTCACAGCTGGGCCTCCGCCATGACAATGAACACGAACTCATAGCTGTACTCATAGACACCATGCTGGGCCCAGAACTGATTCATCCAGACGTTAAACCCGGCAGGTTTGCGGCTCCATCTAACCCGCCAGCAGCGGATCCCGTCAGTCAGGAAATACTCGACATCGGCAGCCTTGTACGCGGCCCGGAACAGAGCCACCGTCTCGGGCGTTAGATACTCGCCATCGGGCTGGGCGTTGCCCTGAATGGTCAAGGTCCCTCCGCCGTCCGGCACGCCAAAGTCATGGACAACAATGCCATTGTCTCCAGTCTCGATGATGGATCCGCGCCCCTCTGGCGGTGTCTCCTGAATCCCGCTCTCAATCGGGTCATGGTCCCAGGAGATGTTCAGCGCCGGGGCTGGGTCGGCAATATCCGGCGCCAAGGTCGGAGCGATGTCCGTAGAGTACAGGCGAAAGCGTGTGGCCATGGGCTACCTCTTCCCAGACAGCAGACCTACTCGGGTCAGCTCATCAGTGATTGCATGCAGATTGCGTCGGCTGTCACTGCCGACGACGCGGATCGACGCTTCCGTCTCGCCGGCTCGGATCAACCAGGTCATCGTGTCGCCGAACGCGGTTGGCATGGACGATGCCGCCGGAGCCGAGGCCCAGCCGCCCCCGGCCAATTTCAACGTTGGAGCGGCCATTGAGCCAGTAAAGCTACTGAACAGGCGCAGGAGATCGGCTTTGGACGAGATGGCGTTGAACCCCTCGATAAACCCGGGCAGCACCTGAGACGCGATCCTTGTCGCCCGCGCCCGCACCACGAACTCATCCCTGGATAGCATGGCCCGGATCGAGTCCGACGTGCTTGTCCCAGGGCCAAAGACCGTGCCCGTGAAACGTCTCCAAGCGCGGCCTCCAGCTGCCAGGCGCTGGACCGCCTCTCCGGCCCACCCGCCCCCGGCGTGATGCTCGACGGTGTAGCGATGGACCGTATGCGTAGAAGACGTGTTGCGGCCGTTCAGGGAGTCAATCTCCTTCTTCACGACCGGGACGTTGTCTTTCACGCCATGTTTTGAAGTAGTAGTCGTGTTTCCTAAAATTTCCCGGAGCCTTTCAAAAGCGGTCATCGCCGGGGCAAAATCCAAATCGGCCGGAACCTGCAGTCCTGCGGCTTTCATCTTAGCCTGAAGCAAAGGCAGAGATTCCGCGAGAGAGTCTTCGGCGATTTTAGCCTTGAGCGCCACTTCAGTATTGTTCGGGTCAGACTTCCAAGTTCCGATGGTAGCCGTTGCCGCCGCCAGATCCGCATCCACCTTGGCCATGATGGCCTGTGCTTCAGCGATCGCCTTCAATTTCTCCAGAGCGGCGGTGGCAGACTCCTCATCAGCCTCCAGCTGGAGTGCGACTTTCTGTTCTTGGGCGGCACGTATTTCTTGCAGCTTCTGCAGCACCCCTTCCAACTCGCCCTTGGCATCATCAGCCTTGGCCTTGGTGTCATTGGCCATCTCCGCACGCTGTTGGGCGTTCTTGGCCATGTCTCCATCCAAGATGGCAAAGGCCTGTTCGATCTGGGTCTGGCTGGTGCTTACAGCCTGCTCCAGAGTTACCACCGTGGTGGATACCTTTTTGCCGCCTTGCTCGACGGTTCGAACCACTTCCTGGGCGTTCCGCTCAGCCAGGCTCATGGCCTCGTCTGCATACCGCTTGGCAATGTCGGATTGGCCCTTAGCAGATGCCTCCCTGGCCTTGGCCAGCTTGTCCTCAATCTGCGCAACACGGTCGGTGTATGCCTGCTCGTCAGACATGGTTTTTTGCTTCAACGCGCGGATCCGATCCTCGACGGACATTTTCAGAAGCAGGCGCTGGTCCTCGATCTCCTTCACGGCCTTAAGGTGCCGTTGCTCCTCGGCAATGAGGACGTCGACAGTCTTCCGGTATCCAACTTCCAACTGCTTATAGATCTCGACCTTGGCGGCGGTGGCTTCCTGCTCCAACTTCACAGCATCCATGCCTGCAGCACGGGCTATTTCCAGGGCGCGGCCATGGGTGGTCTGCCAGGCGCGCTCCATATCCTCACCGGCGGTCCTGATAGCATCGACTTTTTGCTGCTCCGACTCCAGCGTAATGCGGGCCGTCTCACGCAACTGATCTCGCTGGCTTAGGCCTGCTGTCTGTACGATCTCCAGCTCCCGCTTGGCCGCGTCGTCAATGGCCAATAAGCGATCCGCGAGAGTCGTCTTGATCTGCTCGGTGGCCGTCTTGTAGCTCGCCACCAGCGCTTCGATAGGTGCGGTTGCTTCCTGCATGGCCAGCTGGATCTGGTTCTTGGCCTGGTCCGCAGCAGTGCCGACGCCCTTCAGTGCCTCGGCCACGTCTCCGAATGCTGCAGCACGCTCTGCCATGGCCTTTTCCGAATCGTCATCATCCTTGAACCAGTTCCAGGCGTCCCAAAGGAGCGTCAGCCCCGTGATGGCCCATCCAACTGGGCCCATCATACCGAGGATTGCTCGGCCAATTCCGGCCATAGCGACGCGGACAGCAACAAGAATGCCTGTTCCGGCGCGCATAGCCGTAAATATCGTGCCAAACGTTGCCCCTGCTGCAGTAGCGACGGTTCCTAGCCTTGCCAGTACCGGTCCGAGAACGGAAAATATCAACTTGAGCGGGCCCCAGGCCAAAGCGATCATAACGCCAACAGTGGCCAACCTGGTCAAGTTCGGGGCAACATCGATCAAGGCCCTGATGGCATCTGCAACAGCCACCAATGCCACCGAAGCCGCTCTGATCATCGGCAGGAATAGCTCCCCGACTGCTGCGCCAGCGTTGCGCCAGGCCGCGCCCATCTTGTTCAGCTCAGCCTCGGTAGATTCGAGCTTCATGTTCGTCAGGTCGCGCAAGCCTTCGATCAGTTCTTCGTCTGACTTGGCGGCACGGCCCATAGCTTCGTTCAGCAGATCAACGCCGCCCGCCAGCTTGGCGATATTCTCCGTGTCCAGGCCTTCCTGAAAAATCCCCCGCAGGATCTCGAAGCGTTCGGCCGAAGGCATTTCCTGCAGCCTCGCCATGAACTGCTGCAGCGCTCCGCTGGCATCTCCGGCAATGACCTGGGCAAACTTCCTGGCGTCTCCGACCACTCGCTGCAAAGCCTTGCCAGCCTCGCCCGTTCCCGACGACGCGAGGCGTAACTTCCCCAACAGTGTTCGCATGGCCGTACCGGCCTGTTCCGAGGTAGCTCCCAAGCTCAGGAACGCCGTTGCCAATGCGGCGGACTGCTTCGCGGTCAGACCGAATTGGATCGCGGATCCGCCGCCGAGCTTCAGAGCTTCGATGATATCCCGCTCGCTGGTCGCGGCATTGTCGGCCAGTTCGTTCAGAGTGGCCACAAAAGCTTCCATATCCTTCACGCCAAGGCCAAGGATGTTCTTGAGCTTGGCGAGAGCGTTGCCAGCTTCCTCGGGAAGCATGTCAAAGTTCATGGCTGCCATGGCCGCAATCCGCGAAAACTCAAGCAGATCACGCTTGGCCACGCCGGTCTTGGCTGCAGCCGTGGCCAGCTGCGTAATGCCCACCGCGCTCATACCAAGTTCGACAGCCAGATCCTGGAACTCCTTACCCATCTCTCTGGCTTCTTCACGGGTCACGTTGGCTGCTCGTCTGAGATCCACCAGGGCGGACTCAAAGCCGATGGCCTCCTTGGCCGCCTTGCCGAACACAGCCAGACTCGCTGCCAGGCCGACCAACTGCCCCCAGGCATCCTTAAGCTGGTCTGATATCCTGACCGCCCCCGACATCTCCTCCTTCAGCTCCGACATTTTAACCTTGGCGGCCTGGGTCGCGCGTGCCAGTTCAGTGCCCGTCGATCCACTCGACTTCTTGAGCCGATCCAGAGCGGCATTCACCTGGTCCATCTCTTCCTTAATGGCCCTGGTCGAACGAACCCCCAAGGTGCCCCAGTCGCGCTGGGCAACCACAGCAGCCCGCGTTTCCTTGACGCGCTCACGAGCTGCGTTGATTGCCTCCCGGTCCGCAGCCGTGGCTTCACGTCCTGAAATCTTGACCTGAGCAACGAGGGCTTTCAGTTCGGCCATGGCCTGTTTGGCATCGGCCTGGATCTTTACGGAGAGATTCATGTCACTCATGCGAGGTCCTTTTTCAGCTTCGCCAGGTAGGCGTCATAATCCTTTGGTTCAAGCCATGCGGCACGTGCAGCGTTGCTTTGTTCGATTTCGCGCAGCACGGCATCCCTGCGCTTCCTGACTGTAAGGGCGTCTGCCAGAGCCCATAACCCAGGCACGGGGAGGTTCAGGATTTCGTCGAGCCGGTACCCTGCGCCGACAAGGGCGTCGATTGCTTCAGCCCAGCTGCTATCTCGGTCATCCCTTCGATCGTCTGCGTGAACACGGGGAGGACCTTCCGGGCTAAAAAATCACCGTTCACCTCCAGGAGCTTCCCAAAAAGGCGCACCAGGTCATCAAGTTTGAGATCGTCAACCCATGACCTGGGCTTCCTGGATCCGATGGCACACGCGGCGATAATGCACTCCACAGCAACGTCGGATTTATCCACGGCAAGGGCCAGGATTCGCTGTTCTAGCTGTGCGTTTTCAAGTGATTGGTACGAAAGCAAAAGCTCCTTGATGTCTGCGAAAATTGGTTTGATGGCAGCGACCAAGCGCGGAAGTTCACGCGTCCGAATAGGGGTCAATTCCAGCGATTCGTCATCAACAAGCAGAACGAAAGGTGCCGGTGCAATCTTTTCAAGTGTCTCCATGGTGTTCCTTATGGATCGGGCCAGGCTCTTAATGAACCTGGCCCGCTGGTGTTTATGCCAAGGTTATCGCAAGACTCGTTCGCGGAAGTACTTGGATCCCGTGGTACGGGTCAGATCCGCCAGGATGGATCCTTCCAGCTCGAAAGACTGAACGGTTTCATCCGAGATCAGGGAGAGCACCTTGGCCGGGTCGAACTGGCACTTGAAGGCTTCAACTACGACCGGCTTGTTGGAGTCCGCAGTATTCAAGCCCTCAAACCGCAGCAGGCGGGCCACCGCTCCAGTGGTCAACGAGTCCACCTGGCCCTGGGCTTCATAATCGTAGGCGATGGCCAGGTCGTCATCGTCCACCAGTCCGGCCGTGGCCGGCGTAGCTGCGAACTTGATGCTGCCCGCGTCGGCATTAAGCTGGTAGTCGTACGGAGTGGCATCATCCACGTATGCCACGATGGGCGTCGCATCCTTCGCCAGCACCACGTTGCTGACCTTGATGTGAGGCAGCGGCATGACCTTGCCGAGGCGGCAGACCACCGCACCAGCAGTGACTTCTCCTGCGGCAACGTCTGTCGCCGTGCCTCGCGTGAACATGGCCAAGACATCGCGGGCAAAGTTCTGGCAGGTCATCTTAATGCTGACCTTTGTCTCCTTCTCCTTGCGCAGGTCCGTGCCGCGCTGGCCGCTCTGGCTCTCGGTGTGCTCCTCGACGGAAACCTCAACGCCGATCTCCAGGGCCGTCGTATTGCCTAGTGCCGTCAGCCCCAAAAGGTTGTTATTGTCATCCAGGTCACCGACCAGGACAACGCCCTGCCCGGAGTAGTAATACGTCTGTCTATCCCATGTCGTCATTGATCTCTCCTCGGGCCTTTGCCCTACGCCCCGCGCGGGGCAAATACGTTGATTGCGAATTGGGCTTCATAGCCCATGAGGCCGCTACCCTCCGGCAGGCGAAGGAGTTGGTCCCCCATCCTGGTCAGCGTGCGAGCCGCGTCCACCTTGGCCCCGGACAGGGCAGCGTTAACGACCTCCAAAAGCCCCAAGGCTGTAACGGCCCCAGCTTTGGCGGACCGGTATTCCTTGGCCAGCACAAGGCATGACCACACCCACGTCTCAGAGTGCATCATGGTCTTCGGGTCTTGACCCGGCTTTGGCTTGCCCCCGGCATAGACCACCCAGACTGCGCTGCCGCGTACGTCCAGGGCCTTGCGGTCGGACAGCCCCATGGGTAACGGCGCCACAGCGACACCAGCTGGCAGCATCTTCTTGAGGATGGCGACGATCGCGTCTTCGTGCTCCAATCTGGTCATCACAATGCTCCTTTCAGGAAGTCTTGAAGCGTAGCCTTCACCTCGGGCCAATCGAGGCTGTCCTGGTTAGGGAGAAAAGGCCGGGACGGAATTACCGTTTTCTTCCCACGCCCAGCCTTGCCGCCAAGTTGGTGGATCGCTGCATACAATACGTTCGTTCCCACTTCGACCTCGTTGTCCGTCGCCAGTACGTTGATGGAATTTCGCAGGATGGCCGTGTCGATCAAAGTCTGGCCACCGGTGGCCAGCGCCCGGCCTGATGCTGGCCAAGCCGTACCGTCTGGGGCCACGCCCGTTTCAAATGCCGTATCCGCCTGCTCCACAATGATCTCGCCAATGGTCTGCATGACCGGCGTCAGATCATCCATCCTTCCTGCAAGCTCGTTCAGCATTGCCTCCATCTGGATGGACTCGATCTTGACGGACAGACCGGACATTACAGCGTTCTCCTCGACATCAGCCGTTCACTTGCTGTAAACGAGGCCGTCCCTTGGCTCGGCTCCGACGCCGCGCCGTCTTCCGCTCCCAGGGCCATCTTGCCGGTGGCGATGGCTTCCAGCAGGCGCATGCACCTGGTGGTTTCCCGTTGCCAGGTATCCGGCTCTGCGACGCCAGGGCGGCGCAGGTAGAGGTGATGGATGGCCAGCTTTGTGGACAGGTTCTCGATCAAAGCCGGAACCGGAGAGAGCGGGACCCGCTTGACCGTACCGACATAAGCGTCGATTTCCCGGTCAGCCTGTTCGATGGCCTCCTCCAACACGGCGGTGACGGCAGCGTCGTCGATCAGACCGGCGGCGTCATCGTCGGCCAGCTGCAGGACCTCGTACTCGGGGAGCAGCTTCAGGATCTGGGCGGCGGTACTGTACATGGGCTATTCCTTGTCTGCCTTTTTACCGTCCTTCTTCGCCCCTCCCTCGGGACCCTTGCCCTTGTCCTCGGTGGCGGCGACCTCAACGACGAGCATCGGATCCGCCTGCAGTTCAGCCAGTTGCTCCGACGTGAATGCATCGTCCTGGTGCTCGACCGGCTTGGCGCTATGGGACACCCCGCAGCGCCGGAAGCCGTCTTTCTTTGCAGTGATGATGATCATGCTCACTCCATTTTTAGGAGGCCGGGATCGCTCCCGGCCCGATGATTATTCCGTGCCTGTACTGCCGTAGCAGAGCTGCCAGAAGCCGTAGCCCGCAGCGCCTCGCGCTTCGCAGCCGAACTTGAACTCGCCGCGCATGAACACGTCGTCGTTCTCCTGGGTTGTCTGCTGCACAAAGACGGGCTCCTTGCGCGGCTGATAGATGAAGGGGCGAACAGGCTTGGTCGTGTCCAGAAGGAACCAGGCGGTGTCCGAGGTCAGTCTGGCGTCGACAACCAATTCAGCCGTGCCCTTGTAGGGGTTGGGCTTGCCATCCTCCAGACGGTCATTGCTGAGAAGGGCGCGGGCCGTATCTTCGAGGGCAGGGGGGACAAGCAGGACGTTCGGAGTGATGTTCAGCGGACGGCCTTCGTCGTCCTTGAACTTCTTCATGGCCGTGCGGGCCGCGCCATACGACCCCTGGGCAAGAGTAAGGGTGGCGCAGCTCAGTGCCTTTGCGCCCTTGTTGCTGACCGAGGCGGCTGCGCCTGTGGTCGGGTTGATTACCGGGTGGTCGTCGTCGACAAAATACTGCCCGTCGAAACACTCTGTGGTGAACGCGCCGTTGACTTTGTCAAAGACCAGTTCATCAGGCCACTGCTTGGCGGAGAAACCTGCATTCTGCGCCTGAGGGGCATAAATGCCCAGGTTGTCGTCCTCGATGTCGTTGCGACGCACGGCGACGGTAGCCTCGAAGTCCTCGTTGACCAGGACGTACTTGCCCGCCTTGAGCGCCTTGACGACCTTGTCTCCGATCCACTTGCGCATCTTCGGGAAGTTCTCGATCCATGCGTAGTCGGTCTGGGTTCCTGTACTGGGAACCTTCATCGCGAGCTTTTCCCAAACCGCAGGAGCCTCGGAAAAGGCCTTGTTGAAGGTGGTCTTCAAGTTGGTGAAGATTGCGGAAATGCTCGACTGGTTCACGAGCAGGCCAGCGAAGCCGATGCCAAGGCCTGCCAGATCCAGGTTGATACTCCCGGCTTCGGCCACGCCAGACAGGGGGGCAGCGAGCAGTACTCCGGTGATGAGCACAGCCCAGACACACAGAGTCGAAAAAACCTTTTTCATATCTTCGTTCTCCTTACGCGCTGGCCATGACGCCGGCGGCTTTGAGCTTGGTCAACAGGGCGTTGAAATCCGTCTTCAACGTGGCCACATCAGCGGCTGCGGAAGCAGCCTGCGTTGCAACCTGAGGGGCGGCGGGGATCTCAACCCACACGCCATCAGCGGCGACTTCTATGCAGAGTCCGGCCACAACGCCGTTGGTTCCGGCGGCATCGGCCACGGTCTCGTCATCTTCGACGAAGACAAGCGTGCCTGCATCGGCGACGTCCACCGCGTTGGTGCCGGAGTTCTTGAACTTGAAGACCTTGTTCTTGCGGATCCGCACGACCAGGTCGCCGTTTTGTCCACTGGAATTGTCCACGGTCTCCTCGGCCACGCCCTGCACCTTGATGCCGGCGGTGTCCGCAGCCTCGACCGCGTAGCCTGCGGAATTCACGCCGACCATCTTGCCAGCCTCAATCTTGGTGGAGGCGGCTACTTTCAGGGCAACCAGCTGCCCGTCCTTCCATTCCGTTTTGCGCTCAGCCATGAGTCACTCCTTTATTTCCCGTACTTCTGCAGGTCTTCGGTGCTGTTGCCGAACATTTCGGCTATGCGCTGTTCCTCGGCATTCAGCGCCTTCCCCTGGTCCTCGGGCCGCTTGCCGTCCATCTTGGATGGATCCCCGATCACCGGCGCGGCCTTGCAGTATTCTGCGAAGCGTTCCAGCCCGCCTTCCTGGGCACACTGCGTCTTGTGATACTCGACTGTTGCCGGGGTGATCTTGCCCTCGGCCAGGGCCTTGTCGATGGCGACGGTGATGTCCTTGTCCTTGGCCTCTTTGTTCAATCTGGCCAGGCCCTGCTCGGCGTTCGTGGCGCGGGACAGGGCGGCGTCGTAATCCGCGCGTGGCACGAACTTGTCCAGGGACGGGGTGGCGTTCCGCGCTGTTTCCAGATCGCCTTTGAGCTGGCCGATATGGGCCATGGCCGCCTCGAATGTCGTACCCTTCGGCAGACCGAGTTTGGCCAGCAGTTCTTCCAAATTCATATGATCCTCCTGCCCATTGAGGGCCTGTAAAAAGAGATTCGGGCGATTGGTCAGGCCCACAGAAGTGAGAGCCACCACCCGTTTTGAAGCCCGCTCGAAGACAATGACCGGGCTGACGTACCGGTAGGCCTTGGATTCCACCGCGTTGCGTCCTGCGTCAGTCCATTCGACGCGGCCCCAGATCTGGCCGCCACGGTTCTGCAACTCTTTGATCCAGCCAACCGCTGGCGCCGGGTCGCCCTGGGTCGCCTTGAGTTCCGTGGCGTGTTCCATGTCCAAAGGCAGATCTAGAGCATTGACAGCAAACGCCTGTAACACCAGCTCTGGCTGGTCGTTGACCCACTCCCGACCATCCCTCCCGACGACCTGACCGGCCGGGATCAACGGAATCCACTCCGGGGCCTGGCCGGATGCTGGCAAGACCTGGGAGTTGATGGCCACGGCGTCCACGCCCATGGAATTGAGTGCGCGGACCAGGCCCGAAGCCGATACGGCCAGGCGCTTCATTCTTCGGCCTCCAGCATGTCCTTGAGTGCCTTGGCGGGGCGAAATTTGACCGATGTCCTGGCCGGTACATCCATGGCCACACCCTGCGGCGTCTGGATGGATCTGGCCGCCAGCTGCTTGAGCTTGAGTTTGCCCAGCCCGGGCAGATTCAGGCTCTTGCCCTCGTAAAGGGCAGCGTGGCCAGCAGTGGCCAGGGCGTCGAGGACCCGCTCACATGCGGCCTTGCTGTGGCCCGAGGCTTCGGCCAAGGCCGAAACCAGTTCCTGTTTCTTCATCCACTCCTCCTTCCCGGACGGCCGGGTTATGTGGCGAAACCATAGGCAAGACGCACGCGCGGCGCAGGACGGCACGGGTTCCTGGCGAGACGAAACCGATTTTCGTGTATGAGGGGATGTTCGAGAGGCAAGAGAAGGCTGGCAGGGGCTACCTGTCCGAGGGGCGGACATGCCGTTTTTACCCCGTTAACCCCCCGTTAGATTTTGCGCTGGGTCAAAATGCGACCCGAGGGAAGGGGGCAGCGTCCAAAACGCTGGAGAATTGATTTTAGAGCGACGGGCAAAAACGAGGGGGGCACGGAAAGGAAAAGCCCCCAAGTTTTACCAAGGGGGCTTCGAAGGAAAGGATGTTGGGCTATCCGCCCAGAAAAGCCTGGACCGCACCCTTGACGGCCTCCCTGGAGGCATCCTTGATGAGTTCGCCGGTCCACCCGGAGATGCGTTCGCCGATGCTTGGCGCATGTTCCAGTTCTTTGGGCGTGCGGTTCAGAGCGGTCAGGCCTTTGCTGGTCAGGCGGATATTTCGAAAGATACGATCGTCCTTGCTCCTAGATCCTATGGCCGACTCGAAGATCAAATACTCTTCCTGATTCAGGAAAGTCACCGTCTCAATAAATACGTAGCGACCTTGCTTATCATTGTTGTCGATACCAACCAGAAGCACAGCCTCGTCAGAGGTGATCTGGGTTGGTACCGGGAACTCGCGGTAGAGCTTCCCGAGGATTGCCACGCAGCACTTGTTGAAGAGATCGATGTTGTCGCACATGCTCGTTTTCCTCATTCATCTTCTGGGGGACGGCCAACTTGGTTATTGTCAAACTTCTCCTGCTCCTCGGGAGTTACGCAAAGGCCAGAGGTGATTTCCCCTTCGTCCAAGGTCAGGTCAGGGATATTGATTGGCATATCTGCTCCTGATGATATTTGATGTCCGTCGCGCATACTCGCGCGGGGCGGGATTGTTGAGTGCTTCTGCCCAACATTCGGCGATGAATTCGGCGATGTTCGTTTTTGCATAAGTGGAAACCTGTTCTGTCATTCCAGCTGCCATAGCTTCCCTGTATGCCGTCACAATTTCCTGGTCAACGCGCAGGGCCAAAAGCTGATCCAGCTGGTGTCCCAACTCGTGGTCGACGACGCTCCTGATCGTGTCACAGCCGACTGGGTGAAACCTTACTTCCACGTTGCGGCGCAAGGCGTCCTTGAACTCCTCTGGGCTCGCAGCCCATCGTTTGTTCACCGACACACCTGAGACGTTTTTCTGCGACCAGGAGAAAGCCAGGGTCTGGCTTGGAACCTTCTTGCTCGGCACATAGCGTTCGGCGATCTTCGCAAAGTCGTCAGCTCGATCTGGATTTGCGGCCTTCAACTTTGCAGCCATATTGTCGATCTCAAGCTTTCTCCATCTGGCGATCTGAGCCTGGCACGTGCCGACGAATTTCTGATTTTGGCGCAACGCCGGAAACTCACGGATGTGGTCCGCCAGGCTCTGCAGCCACTCAGACACGACCTCGACCTTCGCCCCGGTAAAGTCGGCGTAGTCGACCAGGTCATTCTTGACTGCCCACGATTCAGCCTCTTTGACGCTCTTGAATTCTGGCACCTTCAGTGTGGTGGGAGCAGTCGCCGCGAGCACGTCCTGCTGAGCTGGAATGGGCGGTAGAGATTTCTCCAGCTTCTCCCGCAGCACATCCGGGTACCTGGACAGATCCGGCACCCACGCCTCCTTGCCCGGGTTCCCTTCGAACCCCTTATCCGGCATCAGCGGCCGCGCCGGCATGGGACCGCTCGGGCCCACGGGCTCGATCAGTTCGCCCAGGCCGTTGCCCTCATGCACCGTTAAACCGCGTTCCTTGACCTGCCTTTCTGACAGGGTTTTGACCTTGCACCGACAGCGGAAGCCGTTCGGCGGATAGAAGGTGTCCCAGAATGGACTGTCGTGGCGATAAACGCGCCCGTGCAGTGCCCGGTGCGTCGGCCTGGTGCGGGAATCGTTGACCGCGCTGTACTGCCAGAAGGGCCTGGCCTTGGCCACGGCCTGCATCTGCTTGTAACGCCCCACGTTGTAGGCCGTCTGAATGTTCGTGCGAAAGATGTTGTCCACGCGCCAAGCGCGGATTCCCGTCCACCCGTTCTCCTCCCAGACCGGCGCTAAGGACTTCCTCCAGGCCCCAAAGCTCACCCCCTCCGCCAGAGCCTTCTCTATGGATTCAAAGATCTCCCCGAGCATGTCCGCCCGCGCCAGGCGCGAGACCGTGAAGGCCCGAACCCTGTATTGCTCGGCCAGTCTGTAGAACTCCCTGGGTGGCAACTGGACCTTGCTGCGCCAATACTCCAGAGCCTCGGCCATAGGCAGCGGCCGCAATGGCGCGTCGATGTCGGCGTATGCGTTTGCAGCCCGTGGCTTACGCTTCATCCTCGCCCCCGGCCTGCTTCCTGCCCCACATGTCCGCAGCGACCAGGACGCGTTGCACCGAGTCTTCAAGTGGATCCGTGTCCCGCTCCATGTACTCGGCCAGCATGACCCGCAGCTCCTCGAATGATCTGGCCTGCCGGATCAGTTCGTCAATATCCTGGCCCTCAAGATCCAAGGCTGCGGCTCCCTCCGGAACGATCCCGGCCACCAGGTCTTCCAGAGCCTGCTGGTCAGGCGTGTATTGTGCCCGCGCCTTCATGCTGTTCATGGCAGGGGCGGACTGAACCAGAGCCGACTGGGGCTGCAGGCATTCAGCATCTTTGGCCGGATCCGAAAACCCCAGCTTATCCCGCACCTCAGACGACTCAACCCGCAATCCAAGTGGCACAAGCTTGGCCAAAGCATCGGAGAGCACGGTCACGTCTGCCGACTCCGGTTCACGCAGGCAGACCTTGGGGTAGGCCTTCTGCGGCCCATGGTTCAGGACAGTGTACGGGATGACCAGGTCGCGTTCCAAGGACTCGGCCAGTTGGTCCGCATCGGCATCCCGCAAGTCCTTGCGCACCTCGTTGTGCACCTCGGCCTGGGATCTGCTTGACCCGTTATCTGCGGTCATGGTCTGGCCGAGCACGGCCTTGGATATCTGGGAGTCCATCCAGTTCGCCATGCGTTCAAATAGATCCGCGCCGCCCGTGCTATTGGCCAGCTCTTGAAATTCGATCTGCATTCCTTCAGGGATCACTGCGGCCGCGTCGATGCCCAGGTTGGCCACGGCGGCTTTCAGGATGTCTATATTCGCCTGCGGTTCGCCCGATCTGTACTTGCCGAGGCGCAAGGGCATGCCGAAAACCTCGGCAAAAGCCATCCAATCCTTGATGCCAAAGGTCTTAAACATCCAGGACCAAGCCACGACACGGGCGAGGCCTCCCCGGATCGGGATGCCGCTCTTGAGCTGGGGGACGTGTCTGATGAATTTGTAAGGCTCCAGGGGGATGCCATTCATCATGTCCGCTTCGTCGCGCAGCCGGATTTCCGTGCGAGACTCCATGTCAAACTGGAAAAAACGCGGGTCGCGCCACTCATAGCGGGCAGGTTTCCAAGGAGTGGACGACCTGTCCCAAATAATTTCCACCACAGCGAAGCCCTTGCCCAGGGCGTCCAGGCAATGTTCCATCATGCTTTTTGTGCCGCGTCCAAACAGCGCACGGATCTCATCCGCTAGCTGCACATCCTTGGGCGCATCGCTGGCAGCCTCGACCACTACGGGCAGCCCGGACACCGCCCGCTTCCTGGTGCCGAGAACGGATGCATAGTGCCCGTCCCGTTCTTCCATCTCTTCTGCCAAAGACAGATACGCAGTGTGATCACCTTCGGCGGCGTCCCTGAGAAGGCAGGCCAGCCTACCAGGTGTGAGGCCGGATGCCACTTGAGCGAAGTTCCAAAGCGAACGGACCCCGGTTAAACCAGGGGCCGCGATTTCCTTGTCCAACATGTTCTTGCGAACCGGCTTGCCGTACTGATCCAGGATCATAGCAGTCTCCCCCTCGTTCTCATTGTATTCTCGCGCCGCACGGGCTGGTAGGCGTATTCAACCGGGCCGCCGTCGAGTTTTACGGCATGGACCAACATCGCCCCGGCAATGGCGGCGTCACCGTGGCGCTTGCCGCCTTTGTCCTGGGTCCTCACGTCGGGAACGCGCGCCACGCCGCGTACGATCTTGAGCGCCCTGTAATCGTCCAGGATCAGGCTGTCCTTGGGCATGTTCCACGTGCGATCTTCAAACTGGGCTTTGAGCTTGGGCATGTTTTCCCGGTACCACGTCTCGGATAGCATCACTTCCTCGACACGGCTCGCGCCATAGGCCTGACGCGTCTCTTCGGCCAGCGCCTGACCATTGCCGCGCGCGTCCAAGGCCGCCCGACTGAAGCGAGGTAGGCGATCCAGGATGTAAAAGAGGATCTGGCGCTGGGTCCTGAATGGGCAGTTACGCAGCTCCAGCACGAACAAAGTCTTGAGGTCCAGGTTTGCGGCTTCCTGAGCGGGATGCAGTACCGACAAGTCTCCGGAACGCCCAAAGTCCTGGCCCAAGTAGCTGCGCAGGCCTGGATCGGCAGCAGCCAGGAGCGGATCCAGGTGCTCTTCGCACCAGTCCCGCGTCTCCCGCATGGCGCGGTCCAGGGGCCAGTCCACAAAATCTTTCGCGGGCGGTTCCCATCTGATAACGGGGATGGCTGGGTCCATCACGGATTCGATCATGTTGCGGGTCAGGTACGCTCCGGTACCGCTGGCCGGGATGCAGAAAAGTTCCTCGTCGGCTCCATCGCCATAGTCGGCGATCAGCGCATCCCGCCACTTGGCCTCCAGCTCTGGCGTCCATTCTTTCCCTGTGACCTGACAGATGCGGCGGTACAGGCCGTCACCCAGCGCTTCGTCCAGCGTGGTTCGGTGCAGGCTGTAGGCCTTCTTCCCGGCCCGGATATCCTGGATCAATTCGTTGAAGGGATTGTCGTCGCCGTTATGGGTGGAGATGATACGAACGCTGCCGCCCCACATGAGGAGCGCGTTCGCAGCTTTCAGCAGTTCGGGCAGATCGTCGACGAACGCGGCTTCATCGATGATGACCCGGCCTTGTTTCGATCTCAAAGATCTGGCCTCAGAAGGCAGGCCCCAGATGTCGAAGCCGGAAGCGAAGCGGATCCGGTAAACGGTGATGTCCTTGTCCTCATCCTTGAGCACCACCTCTTCCATTTCACCCGCCGCCTGGTTCAGGGTCTTGGCCCAAAAGGCGCAGTCCTTGATGAACTGCTGGGTCATCTCCTTGTTGTAGGAAAGGTAATAGGTGGACTGCCCGCCATCCTCGCGGGTCAACGCGGCCTCCATCACGGAATCAAACGCTTCCCCGTAGGAAGCGCCGATGCGTCTGGATTTTTCCCAGACCTTGACCCGGGCGCGGTCCGCGACCCAGACTCCCTGATAGGGGAGGAGCAATTCAGATGACATCAGGCCCCCTTGACGCCCATGGCCGTCAGGATCTTCTGGCGCAGATCTCCGGACATGCCTTCCTGCTTGCCCACGGCGACCACTGCCTCGGCGGCTTTTTGGGTTGCTTCCTTGGTGGCCTCCTCGCGGATCCGGATGATGGCCTCCTGGTCCGTCTTCTTCGCCCGTGCCAGATGGTCCAGCGCCTTGGCCAAGTCATGCGCGGCCTTGGGTTCTAGGAGAACAGGGCGGCTCTCGCCATCTTCGTTCTCTCCATCCCCAACCTGCATGAGCATGTCCGAGACAATGCCGTGCATCATCTCGATGTTGGCGCGCATGGCCTTGCTCTCATCCTCATGCCCGAACTGGCGCACCAGAACGTCGGCGATCTCCCTGGATCTGCGCACTCTTTCAACCACGGCATCGAAATTCTTTTTGTAACGCCCCAAGGCGCTGCGGCTGACCTCGTTAACGCCCATGTCCCGCAGGTGCCCGACAATGGCGTCCAGAGTCTGGCCCGTATCCAGCAGCCGGTGGATCTCCTCGCGGATCTCGCGCGGCAATCGCTTCACTGTGGAGATGGCGGCCATGTCAGCTCCTCGGCCCGGGGCGCTTCACGCCCGGCACCACGGCCCGGCCATGAGCGACGTCCGCGCCGCGACCAGTCAGTGCCGCCACTCGCACCGGGCCGACGCATTCAAGCGCCACCAGCCCCTGCTCGGCCAGCCAGGCGGCGTCCGTCTCCACCTGGTCGCGGCTCACGGCGTGACCATAGGCGTCCAGGGCCGTATGCAGCACGGAGGTGTTCAGCTCCCGCCCAGGGGCTTCGTCCAGGAAGCGCAAGAGGACCAGGCGACGGTCCTCGGTCAACAGATTTTTGAAGCTCACTTTTCCCCCTTCAGATGGTGTTCCATCAAAAGCTGCATCGGGTGCTCGATGCGTTTAAGCAGTTCGTTCTGTCCTTCCAGCTTGGCCAACACGACGCGGTTCGACCCGCGCACCTCTTCGATAGCCACCTGCATCTTTGACCAGGCGGCCGGCTGCGGCATATTGCCGATATCGGCCTCAGTACTTGTGACGCGAGCGGCCAGGGCCGCGTGGCACGACGCCAACTCCTTCTTATGCGTGGCGCAGTCGGTCTGGCGGACAAACTCCTTACGCATGCTCCAGATGACCCATGCCAGCAGTAGCTGCACGACTGTAAGCAGCAGTGGAGCAACCTTGAGAATCGTTTCAATCACCAGCCATTCTCCTTGTAAAATTCAACTTGGCACTCATAGCAGCGCAAACATCCCTCGATTGCCAGACGCCGTTTTTCGGGGATCGGATCCCCGCAGTCGATACAGTGGGTCAGGCTCTTCCACCCAGGAGTACTGATTTGCTTGTGTCTATCCAGCGCCTCCTGACGGTACAGGCGTTCAGCTTTTTGGGAGTCGTCAACCTCATCCATTCAGCGTCCCCTCAAACCATCCTCGAAGTTTGCGCAGTGTAGCCACGTCTTCCTCGATAACCGTTTCGTGTCCGGCCAAGGCGTCCCGAATGACACGCGTGTCGCGATACGACAGACCCGGCCACCACTTGACCTTGTCCTCATTTCTGGGATGCGGCTTCCCGTCCCTGGCCCGGATCATCATTTCGGCGTGAGCCACCACTTCTTCAAGTGGTGCGTTTGGCCAACAGCCACCTCTTGCCAACTCCAATAGGTCTGGGGGTATCTTCGCGAGGCGGGCCGCAAAATTGTTATTCATGGTGGTGACCCTCGACTTGATTTTTGTAGCACCCGATGGTGGACTCCATTCCGTGGACGTACGCCCTTAGCGCGTCATCGCGGATCATGAGCACCTCAACGTTGGCCGCGTGGTCCAGAGGCAGGGCTGGGTCCACATCCGGCAACGTCGGGCGGACCGGAGCGGGGCATTCGACCACAGGCACGGTTATGATCACCGGCGTGGACTTGGCGCAGGCGCTACAAAGGGCGATTGAGCCAAGCAGCAACAGCAGCGCGTGTCGCGTCATCGATCACCTCCAGCTTTTCTTCCTCGGGCCGGACCCTCGTCCGCATTTTATCCAAAATCTGCTTACGTGCCGCCGCAGCACTGACAGCCTCGGCTTCACGGGCCAGAGCATCGCGCAGGCTGCCTTGTATGGCGGCCGTCGAGTTGTGCGCGGCATCAAGTTGGACTTGCAGTCTGGCGATATCCACTCGGGCATGAGTCAGCTCTGACCTGGTCACATCGTGTGCGGCCTGCTCGGCCTGGATCTTCCGATCAGAGTCGGACCGGGCGGTATCGAGGCGCAGCTCCTGCACGTAGATCCACGCGCCGGCAGCAAGCAGCATGGCAGCCATGACGGCCAGCGGAATCCAGCTCCGCTGGCCGGTGAGTAGAGACAGCAGGGCCTTAATCATCACAGGCCCCCTTTCCCCAACCTGCCGCCCTGTATAAGTTTGTGAGCGGCCCGAGGATGCGAGTGGGGTACCCTCTATTTTCACGAAAATTTGAGGCTGATCTGCCGGCGTTGTGAAGGGCGACATGGCTCCACTTGTTAGGGTCCATGCGTTTTTTCAGCGTCAAGGCTTTGTCCCGTTGCACCCAACCAAGGCCGCCGTTGTAGGCACTCAAGGTGAAGGCCCAGCGGTCGCAGTCCGTCCACGCTCCGATGCGGCGGAACAGCCAGCGGTCATACGTGACCATGGCACGGATCGCCCAGCTGGGAGAGAACGGCATGGGCTCTCCGGTTTCGGGCGCAACCTGCGGCATCCATGAGGCTGTTGTGGGCATGAATTGCGCGAGGCCCTGTGCACCAGCCTTGGACACCGCGTCCTCGCGCCATGCGCTCTCTTGGTGGATTTGTGCGGCGAAGGTGGCCACGGGCGCGTCGAAGCCCCAGACTGCACGGGCTTCACGTGTTAGAAGAGCGCGGTGCTGCAGGGCCTGGCGGGGGATTTCTGCAGCCCGCGCGAAGACTGCAAAGATCAGGGCCCCGGTAATGGCGCACAAAACCAGGACCAGGATCAGTTCCCAATTCCAACGCTTCACAGCCCCATCCCGACGGCCAGCATCGCCGCCCCCATGATGATGGCCCGGCGCACGAGGGAAGCGCCAAAGACCCTCTTGTGGTTCACCTTCACCTCGCCGTCGGCCGTTAAAAAACGATCCGGGCGGGCGTACGGAAACGCCCAACGGTCCAGCCAATAACCGGTCACTGAGGCGAGGAGGATCAAGTTGAGCTTGTAGACGATTACGGGCACCTGCTGCGGGGCGATCCATGCCACTGTCAACAGAAGCACCAGGGCGTAGATGGCGCACCACAACATGCGAATGCGCGTAATGCGGGAAAATTTGTCGAGCTTCACATCGGACCTCCACCTGGTTGAGTAAGAAAATAGAAAGGCCGGGTAGACTTTCATCTATCCCGGCCCTTGGTGGCGGTCATGACGGATGCGCTTCCTGGCGGCATCCTTTGGATTTTGGTGTATTAGTTGTTCGATAGCCCTTGGATATGGCCTCAAGTCAGCTTGCAGCGCCTATAATTTTCCTCAGAGAACCCGAACTCTCGCAGTTTTGCGCGAGATTTGAGCACAACCATGGACCTATCACCCGGGAAAAACGGAGGATACCCACCAATTTCTCCTAAGTTAAATAATTCCGCAACATTGTTTTCAACTGGACAGTCAGCTGACGGGGTGATCACCTCGCCCATAGTTCTCAGAAATATCTCATCCAACAATTCCCGCCTAGCGGCATGAGCTGCTGAAAAAACCGCCATGGTTACCGTGTGGGCCAGAATTTCAACCTTAAATGCCAGGCTATCCCTTTTAGCGCGTCGTTTCCACATATACGGGAATGCGCCCGTCTTCTCAAAATTCAGCTTGTTCTTTTCAAACCATAACCACTCAAAGTTGCTCGTAATGTGGCCTTTGAACGCGCTAAGTTCTGCACGCGGATCGCCTTTCGCATGCGCTGGTGCGTACATTGTGAATACTCTCGCTTTGATGTCTTCTGGCAGGTCTGTCCCATTCATGATGCGGGCGAACCCCGAGCGGACATGTTCTTCTGCTGTGGCGAATTTCTCCCCAAAAGATGTGACACTCATGATGCCTCCTCGTTCGGCCCGCAGCATACCCATATACGACCTAGATCGGCAACCTTCGCTGACCTTGAACTTCCCGCTTCCTGGCCGCCAAATGTCTCACCCAGCGTTCACTGACCTTGCATTCCTCGGCAATTTCCTGATGCGTCCTACCGTCGTCCAGCAGGCCCAGGATCTTGTTCTTCTCAGCCTCCGGGCGGCGCAGATTCGGCAGCGCCAAATGCCAACCGCCGGTGAAGGCCGCCAGGGTCTCAAGTGCACGCATCCCGATGATCGGCGCAAATGGATGTTCAGCCCCTGGCTTGCGGGGCAGGTACTTGGAAAGGCCGCCGAAGGCCCTGCACAAGGCCTCCGCTTCGACCTTGCCGATCACACCCTCAAGTTCTGGGAAAGAGATCCAGCGCTCACTCATTCCGTCTCAGCTCCTTCCTTGACCTGCTGCTTCGTCAAGGCCGTGGTGATGGCTCGCAATTGATACGCGTTGCACCAGATCACCTTGTCGATGCCGAACATCTGCTTGGCGATGGCATCGCCATAATCTGGCACAGGCCGCCCCAGGCTGTAGCACTGCGCCCAGATCCGTTTGCAAAGGCGGGCGATGTCGTTGCGCGGCTTTGGGTTGCGCTTCGGCACCCATCCCAGCTTTTCAAAATGGGCAACCAGGTCTTTGAGCTTCAAGATGCCCAGGGACCCGGAAGACTCAACCCCGAAACGCTCGTTGAGCATAGCCCGGTATGCTTCATCGTCCATGGCTAAATCCTTTTTTGCGATATGGATCTGGGCGGTTAGAGCGCGGCGCGACGGGTACACAGCCATGATGACATTCTCCTTTGTTTCGTACGATACAAAATCAGTTCTTTTCTTTGGGCGGCATCGGCTCATCGCAGTTGCCACAGATCAGCTTCGCCTCAGGCTTCGCCCAGGCTTTCTGCAGGCATGTTCCGCACTCGTAACATACCTTATTTTTATCATTTTTTTTCAACTCAAGATCATGCGGCTTAGCGTTAACCAAAAATGCGTCATGGGTTGCGGCAAGAAAGTTGGCGGCGACATGCTCAAACCTTCCGCCGCTCATTATGTAGTGCGTGCACCTCTGGCCGGTCCGCTTCCCGTGGCTGTCGCCGGTGGTAGATGGCATCAGACCGACCTCTTCCATTTTGTCGGCCCATTCACGATTGTGATATGCCCGCTTTGGCTTTTTCTCACCGAACTCAGCCTGCCAGAGGTGCACCTGCTCGTGGACAAGAGTCGACAGGGTGCGCGTTGTGGGGATCGTTTCCCGGAAGTAGTCTGGATTCAATGCTATTTCGTGCACGCTCATTTCCGCGTCGGCGCGCAGCGTGAAGCGCTCCGGACTGAAATAGCCAACGGCGCCACGGTGACGATGCAGCGTCATGATCACCTGCGGCAATTCACCGCCAAACAGCTCTTCGTTAAAATGATCAAACGCCCGCTGCAGTAGGCTATACTGCTGTACGGACAACTTCTGAGACGCTTCCTCTGGCTTCTTGTTCATTCACATACTCCATGGCTGCTCATCAGATCCGGACCGCCACGCCCGGATGACCCCGCTTCCGGGGTTTCGCTAACTGGCTATATCCAGATCCCGTTCAAGGTTTGACAGTTCCGCCCTGAGGACATCACACGTCGCAAGCAGCTCAAGATTTTGGACAGTCAGCAACCGCCGATGCTGCTCACTTTCTGCCAGCTCTCCACCCATCCCACGCAGCTGCTCTTCCTGGTCCGTGACCACCTGCATCTGGGTGTTCAAAGTGGCCAGAGCAGAGCGCAGGTGCGCGTCTTGCTCTTCCAACCTGTCGGCGATCGCTCGCAGCGCCTTGTGGCTCAGCGGCTGGTTGTTGGCCCTGATCAAATTCACCATTTCCGCCGTTGTCATGCTTCACCTCCAAAAGGGTCGAAACTTCCGTGGGTCGCCTCATATTCCATGATGACTCGCTCCAGGTGGTCTATCCGTCGCTGCAGGACGGCGGCCTGGTCATCCTGGGCCTCCGATTCGACCGGATCGAGCGTTAGAACCTTGCACACGGGTGCCAGTTCCCCAATGTAGAAACGACGCGGGCCACGGGGAGTATTGATCTGCACGCGCCCGTCCGGATCGTGCTTGAGAATCCTACCGCTACGGCCCCGCACCTGGCCAAGGCCGTTGACCTCGTACCCGGGCATGCCCGGAATGGCCTGGAAGGTGTTCATTCTGTCGAGCCTCCTTCGGGCTTGGACAGCCCTAGTTTCTCCCGCCACCCCTTGATCCCTTCGGCTAGCGGCACAACGTGGTCATTCTCATGTCTAAGTTCCCGGCGTATCTGTGGCGCCTCAGGAGGGCGGCGCTTTGCCTCTTCCTCACGCCTGACGTTGCCCTGATGCCAAGCCTTCTCGGCAATCCCGTATACGACCGCCCTGAGGTAGTTGTGACCATCCAATGGCCGCTCAAGTTTGCCCATGGCATCGCTGTCCAGCATTGCCTGGATGCCCTGAGCCCAGTAATCAGGGCGGCTCGGCACCACACGCTGGCCTTTCCAGCTCATGTCTTTCTCAGCCACCAGGTCGGCCAACTCTGCCACGATCCTGCCCACGCGTTCCCAAGTCAAAACCCGGGAAGATGCAGGCTTGCGAAACAGGCCGAGGTACGACCAGCAGAGCCTGGACAGATCCCCAGGGAGTTTGCCAACTGCAGTGACAGCTGCCTTTGCGTCGGAGTCCACCAGGAAGGAATCCAATGGTCCGTATGTGCCACAGTGGGGGCAGGTGGCTTTCATACTAAGCCCTTGTGGATTCGGTTCCAGGCCCGGTTCGCTGCATCCCACTTGTCTGACAACTCCCTGTATTTTTTCCAATCCTGCGGCAGGTGGCACTTGGCCATCTCCGCCTGAAGGGCGTCCATCTTGGCGCTCAGCTCTTTGAATTTCCTGTTGCCCTCAATCCAGGACAAGTCACGAACCGTCCGCCCGCCATCGCGGCCCCAGAAGAACGAGCTCTGCTCGATGAATTCAATCAGATCCTTCTTGTCGAAGGATTCGAGGGTGCGCACCTTGCTCATGCCCGTGATCTCTCAGGCTGCGGATCCCACCACAGGACCGTGACCGGCCCCTGGTAATCGTCAAGCGCCTCCAGCCCAGCCTCTTCCTCTTCCGACCTCTCGGCAGCTTCGCGCGGGTGGTTGAGCTGCTCGGCTATCCACATGCCAAGCGCGTCTTGCGGAACATCAACCCCGACTTCGACCTCAACGGTGATCCAAGTGCTCATGATCTCATCTTCTCCCTGATTCGTTTCCAGCCCCAATGGCAGCGCCGCTTCCCGTCTCCCTCCGGAGACATGACGGTCTTTCCGCAGTAGCTTTCGTCGACGCCTCTTTTTGACTTCCGCTTATTCCAGGCAGCGCAATGATCTTTACAAAAGGCGCGGGGCACGGCGTCAATTTCGGGTACATCGGAACAAGCTCCGTTACTGTGCATTCAATGCCCTCCACATAGATCGTTTGGCGCACCAGAATCAGATCCGTCATGGCCGTGCGTCCTGGCTGAGCAGCCCGATGAGGTCATCGGCAGTAAGCGTGCTCGGCACGTAAGTGCCGACCAGGCACTTCGGGCAGACCCAGTCCGGGCCGCACGCCTGATCGCGTGGGGTAAACTCATCCGCTTCGCCCTGGTACTTACAAAACCCGCATGTGATCTGCATTTTCGCCTCCTGGCTGCTCATCAGGCCCGGGCCGCCACGCCCGGACGACAGCCCCGAAGGGCTGTTTCACAGGGGTTAGACCGCCGCCATATCGAGCGGAACGCTCACATACCGATCGCCGTTGCCGCAGCGCTCGTAGAGCCTGAAATACGCCGTTGTTCCCGTCACCTGCAGGCTGTCCGAAATGGCCTCCATGGCCCGATGCCAGCGGTCATCGTCGATGGCGAGCCGACGCAAGCCGAGGATGCGGCCCGTGTTGATCCGGCCTTCCTTGTCCACCTGGAAGGCATCGTTGATCAGGGCCTGCAGCTCGGAGCGGGAACCCTGCGTCCATTCCCTGATGCACTCGTCGATCAAGCCCTTGGCCGCCTGAAGGCGCTCGTCAAAACTCAGGTTCTCGGAGATCTGGCGGCGCAGCCTGAAGCGGCCGTCAAAGCTCATCAGCGTTACGTTGCCCTTATCGCCTCCGACCTTGGCATCGTATTTCTCGGCGGCCAGCTCCACGAAAGCCTCTATGTCGCCCATGATTTCGCCCTTGAGCTGACGGATCTGCGCCTGCATGGCCTTGATTTTCTCTGCCTTTTCAACCACCAGTTCGTCGCGGGCCAGATCGATTGGCTGGATCTGATCCACCGGCACCAAGTGCCCCAGAGCGTTTTTTCTGTATCCTTCCATGCTTCCTCCTATCGTTTGAAAGTGTTTGGTCCGGCTGCGCAGAGCTTGCAGTCGCCGTCACAATTGACCTTGAAAAGCGGAACCACCAGACCGCTCTCCATCTCTTTGGCCTGATCCGCCGCCGCGATCAGATTCTGCTTGATGAGCCTGATCATCGCTGCCTGTTCCTCGGTCACCTGATGCATGAGCGCCCCAAGGGCTATCCCGCAGTTCCGTATTTCATTGCTGACCATATTTACTCCGCTATTCCGCGTTATTAGGCTTGTTCTCGCACTCCTGGCACATACGCCACCACCTCAAAGCTCCTGGGCTGCCCATGGGCATTTTCCCCGCCCTCATTGCACATTCAGCAGGGCTGACCAGCCCGCCTGAATACGGGCACCGCACTCTCGAAAAAACATCCTGGATCCGCGCTGCCATTCGATCAGTCCCGCCCGGGTACTTGCCTGACAGGATCAAGCTGATCGCCGTGCGGCTCACTCCCAGATCCGCAGCCACGGCCGTTATGGACCGCGCCTCGACCTGCTCTTTGAGCATGGCCATCCACGTTAAATCCGCCATATCTCCCCCGTGTTCAGGTCGCTGACCATGCGCGTCTTGGTGTTCCAGCTTGGGGCCTCGGTACCGGTGACGCGATCGTTCGGGAGAAGCCAGCCAGAGCGCGTCTTGACCAGGATCCCCGCCCGCGTCAGCGCGTTCAGATAGCGCCGCAGATTCTGCTCGGCCCTGGCCTCCGTGCCGTCGGCGATAAGCAGCAGAATTTCGTCCAGACTGGCCTTGTTCTTGATGAGCAGATAGCGCCACGCCTTGGCCCGCAGAGTGGTCGCCGTTCTCGACTGAGCGTTTCCTGGCCGGGGGCCACCATTGATCTCCAGCCCTGCTTCGGCCCATGCCCGGCCCTTGTCCGTCAGTTCGTGCACGCCCTGGGCTGAACGCACCAAGGCCCGATCCTGCAGGGTGCGCAGGCAACTCTGAATCCGGGCCGAGGTGGTCCCTTCGATGCGCTCGACCAGCTGCGCAGTGGTCGCGCAACCGGCCGAAAGCGCGGTCAGGATCTGTCGGCCCGGCGTCATGCCCTGGCTCCCTGGGCGCGGACCGTCTTGGGCTGACGGCTGGCCCAATCGATGCCGAGCGTCACGCCCTGGAAGTTGGCCACATCCGCCTTCTCCAGCCCTGACTCCTTGGCGATGCGCTCCACATTGGCGATGATGTTGAGGACATCGCGCATCTTCCCGCCTGACATCCTGTGTACTTCCGCACACATGGCCTCGGTCATGGGCACTTCCGAGAGCAGGCTGCAGGCATAGGCCACGTCTGCCGGTGTCGCCGGAGCGAACTCCACAGACTGGGCGATGCGCGAATGGATCTGTCCGTACTTGGCCAGCATGCGCTGGATCCGCTCCATGCCGATCAGCACCACCGTGATCTCGGCGTAGTCCGAAATGTCGCGGATCTTTTCGAGGACCTGCGCACCGTTAGCGAGACAGAATTCAGCCTCGTCTATAACGAGGGGCTGCTGCGTCCTGGCCAGGTGGTCCAGCAGACGGGTGAACAGCTGCTGGTTCGTGCCGGTAGGGTCTACGGTGCGCAGCGTGGCCGCCAGATCCCGCAGGAAGTAGCGGGGGCTCCAGTCGACCTTGGCGCGCAAAAAAACGGCCCCTGTCTCCACGGCCCAACGGTCCGCCGTGTGGCTCTTGCCCAGGCCCGGCAGGCCGTGCAAAAGCAGCATCCCTGCCTCAGCGGCACCGCGCTGCTCAACGGCCCGCACGGCAGCTACAAACCGGCTGTAATTCTCTGTCTTGACAAACTGTTTCTTCATTCTGGATAGTCTCCCCTGGTTGTTTGTTTTCATGCTTGGGCCGGGGCTGCGCCAACAGCTCCGGCCGCCTTTATTTCGCCCTGATGACAATCACCACCAGCACGAACATCACCACCGCGATCCCGATGATCGTTCCCGTCATCGCGTTGCCTCCTTCGCCACAATCGGCGCGCTATACGCAATCTTTTCAAACTCATATCTGTCCGCCATATCCAAATATTCCGGGTCCTGGGCGTACTCTGCCAGCCAGGATTCGTCCGCTTCGGTGCACTGGTCACGGTGTTCCATGAGCCAGCGGTAATGGTGCATTCTGTTCAGGAATAAGGGGCGGGCATCTGAAGGGGCAGGGATGGCTTCCACGTCGATCGTCACAGGGCTTTCCGGTCTGCCAACTGCCAATTCGTCGGAATACTGGCCCTGGTCGACGTCCGGCAGCATGATGGTCGCACCGGGAGCGATGCGCTGCACCTTGTCTTCCAGACGACCAAGCTGGGCCTTTCTGCGCTTGTCCTGCGCCACCTCTCGCCGCGATTGGGGCATATAGGGAGTGGCATGGGCATCAAGGCCTGCGGCGCAGATCTTCTTGCCGTCCATGCTCCACACGTAGACCTTGGAGCTGTCCCAAATGTCGTAGCGTACTTCCACCACCTCTCCGGCCAGTTCGGTCAGATCCGCATGGTAGTATTCGCCACCCAAAAACTTGATTTTGCCGCGCAGCACCTTGCGATGCTCGGCGGGCATGAATAGTTCGTCGCGCATGGACTCAGGCACCGTCACCGGCTCAAAACCTTTGGCGATACCGGCGGCCCATGCCTCGTTGGGGCTCATGGGGCGCATGCGTCCGCTGATCTCGTCGACGATCTTGGGCATATCCTGCCCGCGATGTGGGGTGTTGTTGTACTCTTCCAGGCGACCAAGCAGGGCAGCCTTGAACTCTTCCCAAGTGGGCAGCACGTTGGCCCCGGCTTTGAGCGCCCGGCGAGACAGCTTGAAAACTTTCTTGGCGGCATCCTTGTCCATATCCGCATGGCTGCAACTCATCAGGCGCTTCGCAGCAGGCACGCAAATGGTGCCCACGGCCCGTTCCATCAGCCCTTTGCCCATGGGCCTTCCGGGAATGGAGTTGCAAAGCTCGATGCCAAGGCGGGCCATCAGTCCGGACCCTTCCGCAGTCCACACTGCGTTGATGTATCCGGGGCCATTGTCCGCGTGCAGCATGGCCGGGATCCCGCCAAACAGGCACGCCATGCGGACCGCGTCCAGAGTGCTGATGGCCGATTCTGCCAGGGCAACGCTCATGCCCACGCAGCGCCTGGTGGCCACGTCGATGACCAAGGTGATCTCCGGCTTGAATGGCTGACCGTTGTGTGGGTGCATGATTTCGGCGTCGAACGTGGTGCCGTCCATGGTATAGATGTCCGTCGGCCACAGGTCCGAAGTGTCACGGCGGCGATGAGGCAGGACGCACAACCAGGCGTTGCCTGTTTTGCGGCCCTGCATGCGGGCAGGAAGGGAAAGTTTGGATACGAATCTGCGCACGGCATGGATACTCGGTGCGCCAGGATTCGGACGATGTGGCAGGCCGAAAACCTGCCGATATGCGTCGGCCAGGGTCGGGTTGCTTGGGCGCTGGTAAACGGCCAGGAAATCAGCGGCCCATGCCGGGACGGCCATGTCTTTTGAATTCCGCGCCGGGGCCAGTGCGCCCTCGCCACCCTTGGCGAAGTCGCTGCACCAGCGCTGCAGGCTGCGCTTTGACAGACCGCGTTCGCCTTTGGATCTGTCATTTGCCAGGATCACCATGGGCGTGAGGTGCGGTGCCAGTTCGCCCCGGCGTGACGCTTCCACCAGGTTGTCCATGATCGTTGTCTTGGCCATGCCCGCTGCGGCCAGACGCTCTATTTCGCGCACAAATGCCAGCCGCGCGCACATCACGTTGCGCTGCTTGGTGTTTAAAAGTGACGTATCCACCGGCGCTTTAACGGCCGGCACGTTGGGCGTTTCCATCAGGGCCGGGGAGGAGGCCTTCAGTTCCCACTTCAGTATGGCTTCGCGTACGTCCTGAGGCAGGCTGGCGAGGGTAAATACCTTTCCGCCGCCCTTGCCCGAGCGCTTCAAGCTCGGCCATGCCTCTTTCTTGGACCGCTTCTGTATGGCCCTTTCTGACACACCAACGGCCTCGGCAATCTGTGCGGCTGTGTAGCTCATGCCTTGGTTCCCTCAGCTGTGTTCACCAGGATGATCTCTGCACGGCGGGCATCAGACTTCCGCGCCATGAATTGCTTTGCCTTCAACAATGCGGCCCTGGCGTCGTCTTCAGTTGAGAACATGGAGGCGCGTTCAATTGTGGACGTCCAAATGGTTTTCCTAAGAAAGAACTCGTAACCACCGTTGCTCAAGCGGACTGCATACATTGAAATCATGCCGCCCTCCTCGCTTCCGGACGCCCAGCGAAATACTCGCGCGGACAACCGCGTTCGATAAAATAGTTATAAATTCTCTGTGATTGCACCTTTCCGGCGATCCAGTGGTGAATAGTGGCCCTGGCCACTCCCAGTTCTTCCGCGATCTGCGACTGCTTGATCCCTTGCAGGGCAAGCCATGCCTTGACTTTGCGTGCGTTCTTCTCGTTCATCATGCCCCCAGTCTTTCCAGCAGCTCGCGTTTTTTACTGGCGCGCTTGCGCTCCTCAACCAGGATCTGGCCATACTCGGCCAGGACCATGGTCCCTTCGTCGGCAAGGCCCTGGCCAGTCCCGTCCAGAACCGCCAAAATCATGCCGTAATCGCCTGTGATCAGGCAGAAGGCCGTGGCTAATTCCAGGGGAAATCTCCACTCGCGCTTGCCCTCGGAACACCAGTTGTGGATGTGATTCACGGACACTGCCTCTCCAGTCAGCCTGGTCAGCTCCTGAGCAACCTCTTCGCGAGAAAGTTGGCAGCCAGCCAAGGCCTGTGTCAGCGCTTCCCTCACGGCGTCTTTCCGGCACAAGCGCCCGGCACGAATGCAGTTTGTGCCTCCGGAATGAAGCGGAAGGAGGAGCTGACGCGGGGCAGTATCCGAGGTTGTGCGTCGTTTTGTCATTGCGGGTCCAGTTTCGTTGGTTTATTGGTCAACTTATTGCGGTACATTTGTTGCCCTTTGTGAGTTCGGAGTAAAGTGAGACTTGACTCAAAGTCAAGAAAAAAGTTGGTTCGTAGTTAATTTTGTTTTCAAAAGGCCAAAAAATGAGTGAATCTCAAATCAATTCAGGAGCTAATAGCGAACTGCGAACCACTAATGAAAGTTCGGAGTTTGGTTCGGAGTTCGGTTCTTTTTCTGCGAACCAGTTCGAAGTTGTTTTTGCGCGAATGATGCAAGCCGTCGGAACCAAAAAAGCAGCAGACGTAGCGACAGCCCTGGGTATCTCTCACTCATCAGTTTCTGGCTCGAAGCGAAGGGGAAATATCCCTGATAGTTGGTACGGAATAATAGCCGACAAGTACGGCGTATCAATGGACTGGTTAAGGACTGGCGAAGGAGAAATGAGGAGACCGTCCGAGCAATTGCCAGGGCGATTTCCGAGGGTAAACGCTGGGCAGGGGGCGTCCGCCCCCGAACAAGATCTGGCACCCATATCTAATGATGCCAGCCGTCGAAACATCAGCATCGCCGATATGTTGGCTAAAACCGCCAAAGTTCTTGAATCGGATACGGTCTACCGCGAAGCGCTCTACAGCAATATCGAGGCCTTCCACCACGGCGTCACCATGGACGAGCGCGTTAACAAGATGGAGCGGCAGTTCTCTGAGGCTATGGCTTCGTTCCAGTCCCAGCTGGATCAGCTCCGAGACGAGAACCAGCAGCTCCGCCACGAGTTGGAAGAAAGCCGCTCTCAATCAGCAGTTCGGGACACGGGTTAACCTCTGGCACCGCGCATTGATGCGGCAGCGAGTCTGTGAGAAAGTCGGAAACGTCATCTTCGCGGCTGGATGTTGGGAGATCATAGGGCGGGTGTTTGCTGGGAACCTTCCAAAAAAGGCTGCATGATGTCTGACAGTTACGCCCCTCATCGTCGCCGGCAGCGGCGGTGGTAAGACACAAAAAAAGGGCCACCTGGCCCTTCGCGTGTTGATCGTACGAAACAAAAAAAAGAACCTCCCGGCCCCACCGTTAATGTCAGCACCCCTGACACAAGAACGCCCATTCCTCAAAAGTCACCTGCGCCAAATAGCCCGCTAATTCCCCTCAACCATCCCGGCCAAGCGCCAAATCCACCGCAAATTCACCAGCACGAAAAAAAATTCTCAAACCACCCGCCAACCCGCGCCGCCCCTGCACTCATCCCACCCTGTCCCCCTCAATCCCATCATATCCCGTCTGTGCCAAATGCTTCGCTTCCTAACACGCCCCCCTACAGGGCTGCAAATCCAGATTCTGTGTCCGGGTGCTGGGAATAATGCCGGGAAAAGAATTTTTCAAAAGAAGAAGGGGCTGGATTTTTACATCCAACCCCTTGTTTTCTTGTGGCGCGCCAGGGAGGACTCGAACCCCCGACCGATTGCTTAGAAGGCAATTGCTCTATCCGCCTGAGCTACTGGCGCGTAAAATGGAAGCATTCCCTATTTTTTCCGGGGCTGAAAGTCAAGCCGGTTCTTGGTCATTTTCTGTTGCTCCCGGCTCTGGAACTCTCTATGAATTCAACCCGGATCGCCGGCCCCGGGGCTTTGGCCTGTCGTAGGACCCGCATTCCGGGCTGGGCCTTTTTCAATCTTTCTCCCTTAAGGCAGCCATGACCTTCGCCTCTTTTGCCGAATTCGAAGCCCACCTGGACAGCCTGGGACTTTTTTCCATGCAGCTTGGCCTTGCGCGCATGCAGGAAGCCATGCGGCTCATGGGCATTGAGCGCCTGTCCGCGACGGTTGCGCATGTGGTCGGGACCAATGGCAAGGGCTCCACTTCCGGGT